TTATTCGGTTGTGACTTTTTTGATCAAGGCCACTCTACGACTAGGTGTTCTTGTGATGGTGGCAGTGAATCGTTTCGCTTGGATAGTAATGGTTTCGTTCTCCTTAAGTTGCCCGTAGCGAGTTTCCACCAGGGTGCCAAGACGCCACAGACCATCATCGATACGTTTATGACTAGCAAATTTAATCAGCAACAGTTTTACGACTAACTGACCTACGTAAAAGGCGAATGCGACTCCGGCCGCTAAGAAATAGGTGGCCAACCACCATTCCCAAGAAGTTAAATTGCTCATTTTTTCACCTTTGTTTCATGAACTACCCGATACACACGCTTTCCGATGCACAGTGTTTTGGTTTTAAGTTCCTGCTTAATTAAATCACGACAGATGCCGAAGCCGATAAGGAAGCCACCCATAAAAGCTAATGAGATGTATGGAATCATTTTAACACTCCTGATTCTACTAATTGCTGTAGCAATACTTTCCCTTTATCAGTTAACTGGTAGTTGGCCGAACACCACGTTTCAGAAACGTTTGCAACCAACCCTAAACGCTCTAACTTAGCTCGCGTTTTAGGCTTCCAGTACTCAGGGAACTCCGGCCACTTACTGATTTCATGAAGCGTTTCCTTCTCCCGTTTACTTAATACGATCATCCTTAATCTCCTTCAGGGTGTTGGTTATTTCTACAATGCGATAAATACGACCGCGTCTTTCTATAACACCGCTTTTAATGTAGTCATTGATGCAACTGGACATCACCACAATACCTATGAAAAAACCAACTGCTAAAAATGCAATCATCCAGCCGAGCATCATTCTTTATCTCCGATTCGATCTTCTGTATCGCGTAAGCAACGCGGCCATTTCAGTCGGGGGTGGCGTAAGCTGCCATCCGGTGTTTTCTCGTGACAATGAACCTCGACAATACGACCACGGTACTTCTCTTTGTTGTTCCAGATCTCGTCCAGATATTTATGCTTAATGCCGCTCGCACGAACAATCACACCGTTTTCAAGGCGAATAACAATTTTTCCAAGCGTGTTGGCAAAACCAGAGTCCGGGTCGCCCGGCTCAAAGTCGATAATTTCACCATCTTCTGAATCTTCGTCTTTTAACTTCCACCAGCTGCGGGTACGTTTAAACTCGTAAACAGAGTTCGGATCTTTGCCCATCTCCCCTTCTTCGTTATCGTCCAGGCGTTTCATGAAGCGTTCGATGAAATCTTCGTGGCTATGGATGATATAGAACGGATGCAGGTGAATGTCTTGTGCGTAGCCTTCACTGCGATCGTTTTTAAACAACGCCACCAGCATAGCCAGGCGCTCTTTCAGCTTCATACCTGTCTTTGCATACTCTTTGGATTTAGCCTGTGCCCGCCATTCCGGTAGGAAGAAGTCGAAAACATGATAAATAGCGCCAATTGCCTGCACGTTCTTTTTGCGCAATGCAGATACGGACTGGTTAAATGAACCGGCTGTTCCTTCACCATCGAAGAAGATGTGTTTGTGGCCTGAAAGTTTGCCTAATTCGAGCATTGCTGGCTTTAGGTGATCGAGAGACGTGATTGGATTACCAGTACGAGAAAGGAAGTTAACCTCTTCCTCGTCAACAATAACCTCGCAAATTACTCGCAAACCATCGAGCTTAAGACTGCCAATCATCGGCCATTTTGCTTTAGGATTTGGCTTGAAGGGGTATTTGTCGCCTTTTTCTTTATACGGTGACGCCAGCTGCACCTCGAATTTCGGAATGGGATTTTCAAAAACCTTGTTGCATAGGCTAATCCCAACACCTGCTTTCGGGTCTTTTAAGAGGAAACGACGGAACACGTCCTGCCCATCGGCGCACATTGACGCCACGATAGACTCAACAGCAGTAATGGCCGCGTTCCCGGTCAGTTCGCGCGCCGCCAGCTTCTCCAGCAGCTCGACTACCTTCTGGTCGATGGGTACGGAAGTATCGAGTGGCTCGACCACTTTGTACTTCTTCACACCGAATCGAATGAATGGGTTGAGCATTAGCGAGACCATGCTCTGCTCAAATTCATCAAGGTTGGCCAGCGCCTCTTTTTTGGCGTTGGTTCCCATCGTTTTTATGGCATCCAGCTTGTGCTTTAGGGCGATCAGTTTTTCCATTAGTGTTTAACCTCCATCGGTCGCTCGGGAGTTTTCATGTGTTTTCTTTGGTTGCTTCTTCAATGAGTGCCGCGTACACGTCAGTGACAGGCGCCAGTGAATCGGTGGACGTGGTTTCGGGTTTGGCTGGTTCTGTTTTCTTCGTGCGTTGAATCGTCATGGTGTTGCGCTTCCGGGTAAGCGTTCTGGCGTGGTCGTTTTGCTCTTCCACTTCTTTGATAAGCGTAGCCATATCGATGAAGTAGAGCTGTTCGCCTTTGCGGATCTCTTCGACCATCATCTTCAGCGCCTGGCATTTTCCAGCAGCAATGGCCGCAGCGCAGGACTGGAACGATGTCGCTGGGAGACGCTTCTCTTTGTAGGCGAGGATGGTGTGCTGGCAGACTGTATAGCTGCAATGGGCCTCATGGCCGTTGATCTTCACTTCCTGACAGCGCAGCGAATAACCGTTGTTTCCGGAGATAGACGGGATTTTCGACAAATCTGTTTTTGTGGACATGCTTCTAACCGTAGTCGTGTACTTACTTATTGAGCGCAGTTTAAAAAAGCCCCACCAGGGGGCTAAATGGTTTATCAAGGCTTACCAGGTAGCCCAGCCAGTCATTTTGTCCTGAGCGGCTTCGAACCGGTATGGTTCCAGTAAATCGTTGGCATGGTGGACGGCGTAGGATTTTGCCTCCTGTTTAATCATCGGCAGCTCGTTGGCCAGGCGTGCCACCTGCCCTGCAAAACTGGCGAGCACACCGTCACATGTCTGACCCGCGTCGACAATGATGCGCACCAGGTCTAAGTCGCTGCGGCACATATCGCAGATGATGCCGTATTCCACCTCACGAATGCGCTCAACGGCTTTTTTGGTATCGCCACTGACCACCAACTCCAGCAAACCAGGTGGGGTTGTCAGATCTGTAACGCGTTCGGTAACTTCAGGCAGTTCGACAATGCTCAGGAACGCCGCGATAGAAGGATCATCCTCTACGCCAGCCCTGCCTTTGATCGCGCGAAGAGTCGCGTCGACAATTTCCTCAAACCGTTCACCTTCATCGCACACTGCCTGATTGGTGTAGACAACGCGACCGTCGTACCATGCACCGGCGCGTACTTCGACCGTTGCGTCCTTCATTTTGCGAGTGAACGCCACGAGTGCCGCGCGTTTCTGTTTAACACCAGGCAGCTCCGGGGACTCCCCAAAACGAACCCAGACCCGCATGTATTTCGAGCCTTCCGAAAGAGGTGCGGTGCTCACAGACGTGGCGATGTGCTCCAGCGCAGTCTGGATCGCCTCATCGATAATCTTCTGGCGCTCTTCTGTATCAATTTCTACGCCTGATTTGTCGATGATTTCGGTAACGGACTTCTGAATATCTGCTTTCATAAAGGTTCCTCAATTCCTTCGTCGAGCATATTCTTACAGAAATATAAGTATGTATCTACTTATCAATGTAGGCGTTTATTTTCGTTTATAAAAAATGCTCTTAATCTTGTCCAGTTGTAGCTGTCAGGTCACTTCTATATGATTTCACTTAACTAATACGTTAAACACACAAGGCTTAGGTCTATGACAACGTTGTCCAAAAACGTGATGCAACACAGGAAGGTATTGAAAGAAACTGGTTTGGCGTTTGCCAAATCTATACCGCTTGTTGGACCTCATATTGAGGCAGCGGAAAAAATGTTCACGTTGTTCTCAGAGATAAATGCGACGACTTGTCGTGATCGATTCAACCGTTACATTATGGGCATTGGTGAAATTTGCGACGATGAGGTCGATATCTCAAGAGAACACTTTTCGGCGTTAGTCAAAAAGCTCGTGCTTGATGATGAAGACAAGAAAACAGAATACTACATTCGCTTGACGGTAAGCCTAGCCCGCAGCAGCCTTAACGACGATGAAAAACTATTTTTTATCCACATACTGAGTGGGTTAACCTGCTTTGATATTGAATATGCGCGCAAACTTTACATCACAACAAGCTCGCCAATAAAAGGCTATAAATCAACTGTATTAGCCCAAGTTAGCCTCACATCACAAAAAAGTGGAATGGCTCTGAGATCGCTAAATAAGCTCATAACCTCGGGTCTCGTCTACGAAGACAGGGCTGGCGAGATCCAAGCGAACCCCATGTTCAAATTAACAGATGAACTTGAGCGTCTTTTAGGATTTATTTTTCACAAGGATGATTTGGAGCCTGAAGCTTTATCTATTGAGCCAAAGGAAGAATACGACGTCATTATCATTGAAAGCAGCGAAATCTATAGTGGGGCATATCCAAACAGCATTTATCGTAGTTTGAAAGCCGCCGGCATTAAGGTTTGCATAGAAAAAAATGAAGACTGCATTACAACCAAGCTGGCAAAGTACTTCATCTCAGTCAAAACAGGGAGCGGACTCAATGGTGAAGGTGAGTGGATTGAATTTGGGCAAATTTACGTCCTCAAACGCCTAGATTCAAGCAGTAAACGTTTCTATGAAAATGAGCACAGTGAGACAGTCAGTATCAGCAATTTTAAACCTAAGGATAACGACCAAACATATGATGCAAGTTTGCTAAATATAGCACTAAATAATATCGCAGCGTTTGTCCTGAACCGTCTGTCTCCCACAACTTAAACTACACGAGTGACTTGATACCGAGCACTTTGCATTTTAACTCCAGCTGTTTGGAGTAAGGCTTGGCACGATAATAGGCTTTGAGGATCTGCTCTGGCGTCGCGTCGCCGGGGTCGAGACCTTCTTCGCCCAGACAGGCCACTTTGACATTTAGTCCGATGCTGGTGAGGCGTTTGGCCGCCGACATGGTGTTGCGGATCGCTTGCTTCTCGCTATCCCACATCATGATGACGTTGCGTAATCCACGCGCCTTGAGCGTCAGGAACGCGCCCAACTGATCTTCAGCGTCCTCATTCATATTTCCGGACAAGTGCATCCCGAACGTGCCAATTGGCTCTACATAATCCCTCAGCGTCTTTTCGTCGAAGATGGCTCGCTTCACGCCCATTACGTCAAATGCCCCTTCACACACAACGACTGTTTGTTTCCCGACTGCGTTGTGGCCGTTGTAGAGAAACTTACCCGACGCCGGCAGCTGCATAGGGAAGAGGTAGCGGCGTTCTGCTGTACCGGTAATGTCTCGTCCTTGAAATGTCTTCATTACCCCATCCAGATCGTAAACCGGTATCAGTATTCGCATATCGAAAATCTGTCCTTTAACCTGATCTGTATACGGATCTACATAAGCGTGCTTGCCTTCGACGCAGTATCGTAGGTCAAAATACTTTGCCATTTCAGGCGATATATTTCGTTCAACCAGATAGTCTGGAAGATGGCCATCTATAGGAAGATCGTAATGACGAGGGAGTGCAACTGGTCCCTCTAACTCGACTGTGCTTGCAAGCACTATCTCTTCTTTCTTTGGTGCCCACCCCTGGGAAAGAAGAGCGTTCTGCACATATTCCTCGAACTGTCGTCGTGATTTACCGCTGTAGTGCTTGAGGAAGACCAGCTTATTGAACTGAATCTCTTCGGGATGATCACCAGCGAAGCATTTACCGACGCCACTGGTCAGATTGAAATATACCTTCCAGTTGGAGCTGCCGCATACCGGACACTCCTTGATATTCACTTCACGACCGCGAGTACTCACGCCTCCACGTCGATAAACGATACCTTCAGTATCCAACCATTGTTCAAAATCTAATTCGGTAATTAGCTCTTTCAGCTCGCTCACGATAATTCCACTTTTAACAGGCAATATTGTGACCAACCTAAATGTTGATATAACATAAAGGCTCATGTGTTTTTCTTTTGTGGTTTGGCAAAAGAAAAGTTGTTTCACCAATGAATCAAGCGTGGAGGTGTTCTCCACGCTTATTTTTTAGGTAACGTCTAAGATTCGCTCAATGAAGCGCATTTGTTCGAGGTTTTGTTTAACGCGAATGCTGATCCCTCCCTGCTGGTTACGCGAACCAGCAAAGTAGAGACGAGCCTCTCCTTTCGCTTCTTCTTCTTCGGTTTTGTTGATCGTTATTACCAGGTCAGCAATACGTACTTTTTCGATGTTGTCGGCAGCGTGCATCATTGTGGCAACTTCTGACGCGCCACCTTCACGGTTTGTTTGTGACGCCGTGATACCAGCAACGTTATGCTTGTCATAAAGAGCACGTAAATCGGTGTAGATACTACGAATGTTGGCGCGATCATCACGAAGGTCATAACTGGCACGCATCAAATCTGCGTAGTCGACAACAACCATGTCAGGCACCATGCCATTGGCTTTCATGCTGTTAAGCATACGATCCAGGTCTGCCGGTGACATACTTCCTGACGGACGCTCAACAACCCACAAACTACCAATCCCCTTCGTGGCTCCCAACTCTGCCAACTTACGATGAACCTCATCGCGCCGTTCCACCAGCTTGGACATTTCCGTCTCCGACAATCTTGCATCAAAACGGTCGGATAAAATGGTGGTGTGAACCTCCAGCGAGAGATACAGAACATTGTAGCCAGCAAGCGTTGCGTTTATGGAAAACTCACCCATTGCGGTCGATTTACCGGATTTAGCGAACCCCATGAAGAGCACCATTTCGCGCTTTGCCCAGCCTTTTTGGTACAGCAACCTATCGAGAAGAGGGAGTCCAGTTGTAATACTGTTTGGTACATACTCCTCTGAAGCCTCATATTCACGCGCTTTCAATCGCTCACTTGCGGAGGTGTAGTAGTCATAGATTCCGGTCGCTTCGTTCGATCCAATCTGCTGAACCTTGGCCATGATTGCCATCGCCCCCTGAAAGTCGCCTTTCTCTTTCAGTTCAGCAGCCTTAATCAGAGCATCATCAAACGCTACGCTTTTTGCGAAGGTTGATACCTGGTCAACCATGTACGAGGTATCGGACAATTTTTCTGCAAGGATGCGCTTAAACGCAGCAACAACATCGGCGAATAGTTCCTCACGGATAGTCTTATCGCGTTTCGCACGCTTAAGCATATCCAGAATTGCAGATGAAGAGGGCGCGCTCTTGTACATACGGTAATAGCCCGAAACCATATTAACCAATATGGCATTGGCCGCATTGGCAAATTGGCTAGGCACAACCAGATCTCCCGCACGAGTAAGAAACTCGTGATCACGACAAAAATATGCCGTCAGTCTGTTCTGGAAATCTTCATCAAACTCTTCGGACAGCCCGCGTCCTGTATGGCAAAGTTCGGTCATGTGCTTTCCTTTGTTTTTTAAACAAATTGTTTTCTAGTATTAGTTAATTAGATAGGGGATCAATAAACCGCCGTGCTTCTTCCAGTTCTTCTGGAAAGTGGGCGGAAATAAGGCGCTCTGGAACGATTTCCATTAGCCAGATAGCGGAGAAAATTGCGCGTATGCGCTTACTGCGAGGGATGGTGCGCAAACGCTCCAGAATCCACTCAAAATAGCTTTCCTGAATCGGGTTGAACTGCATGTCTCCCATATGCTTAAAGCTAACCAGAGAGTCATCCAGACGGGTTGTTGCGCGTCTGGCTAATTTCTCTTCAAATATCTCAATCAGTTCTGGCTGCCACAAATGCTGTGGGCGAGGCAGCTTGTCCCACAGACGTCGTGCAGCTGCGGAAAGAACAGTGGAGATAAAGTAGTCGTATGAGCAGCAATAGCGATCCGCAAACTGGCGTGCTTTCCATAGCGACGTTTTATTAGCAGTCGACAACTCCTGATAAGGCAAGCGTTTTAACCCGGTGGTGAACGGAGCTGTTTCAAAGTGTTCACGACCGTGCGTCAGCATGATATTTGAGTACTGACGTTTGTATGCCTCCGTAAACAGACAGGTGGCCATGAGAGGATGCATATCGCGGTAATCAAACCACTTCGTCTCAAACAGTTCAGCCTCGTCTTTGCAGCGCGACAAACCAATGTTTTCAGCAACCCACTTGTCCATAACAGCGGTATTCCACTCTGTCATGAAGTCGTACTGGTCGTTGTCGATGGTATCGAAAAAGATTTGGCTCATGTGGCTCACCTGGTAGGTAGTTACTTACTTATCACAATGAGCGGATGATAGCGACTGGTGGCAGTTTTTGGAAGTGGAAACGGAAGGGACTTGTTCTGGTGGGTGTCTTTAAAAGACCTGCTTCTGTATATATATAAATACTAATTTACTTATTATATACAGAAGCAGGTCATAATTGTTGATACTACCAATACTAGTATCCAAGAAAATCAGTATCTTTCTCTAATCTTATTTTTTCCAGCTTATACGATCCTGGAGGGCACTTCATTTTGTAGATTTCGATACCTGAATCAAATAGTTGATGAACATAATTTTGAAGTTGACTGCTAGCCTTACAACCTATTGTTATTTCCTTAATTAAGGATTTATCAAATAATTTCACGCCACAATTCTCGGTTACGATTCTAACCTCCTCTTCATATTCCCAGACATCGCTTTTATTTAGGCAAAGAGCCGCTGCAATCTCTTTATCTGAGTCGGTAAAAAAATTTACAACCGGAACATCAGAGGAATATTTGACCTCACCGCGAACAAAAAAACCATCATCAAACGCATTTATAAAACCATCATCAAATCCGATGCAAAAACCAGAGTGAGAATGCGCATAATGCGACCACATAAGATAATTATCTGGTCTTTTTGTCAAACAAATAACTCCCCGACACTGCAGAAAAGTTGTTCTAATCATATAGTTATCAAAACTGCGACTATGTTCTGTTTGACTCAATAACCAGCGTTCAAATTCATCATTGTGATGATTAGGCCAAAGCTCAAAAAATCTTTTCTTAATGGCGTCTATATCAGCATCATAATCAAAATTAACTTTAAACTCGGCAGGATCGTTGAAATCATTCGGACGAGTTGCTCGAATTTTCCCATCTTCTAAGTAATACTTTAAATACTTTATTGTGTCTTCCGGGACGCTACTTCCAACATATTTGTAAAGCATAAATATACCTTTTAAGAGAAGGCGTCTAATCACGCCTTCTCTTATCAACCTTTCTTCATCAACTCTCGTTTAATTTCATCGGTACGCATCGTGACATCGGCAGCTGTGATTGCCTCGTTAAGTTTCACGATGTCCTCGATTTCCTGCGGTGACTTCTCTGCCAGATGGAAAATGGCTGCGCGAATCACGTCAGAACGGGTGAATTTCTCGAAGCGAGGGATGAACTTCATCATCTCCAGCAGTTCGAAGTATTCGTCTTCCAGTGACATTGTGCGGCTTTTAATTTTCTCTTTGCCACGAGTCGGGCGTCCCTGTGGTCTGACTGGTTGGCGCAAAGGAGTTGTGTTCTTAGCCGGTGCATCAGGCTCTTTGCGCTTTGCTAGGTCACCCATTTTCATGGACATTATTCTTCTTCCTCCAGACTCAACAGATAATCTACAAATTCTTCAAACTCGGCTTCCGCCTTTTTGTCGCGCTCGCTACCGGTCATTTCGAAGATAGAACGACCAGACTCTTCCGCATCATCGTAGACGTTGCGGTTATATAGATTGACTGGCGCAGACTCGATGCCAAACGTCTCGACAATCTCTTTAGCCGCCAGAATGCGAGACACTTGTGATGGCAAAGCCGGGCACTGGTTCATGACCGCGCGGACCTTCACTTTATCGTTTACATTGCGAACATTGTCGATAATAGGATCGATGTCACGTAAAGATTTCAAATCACGACGCTTAGGACGCAGCGGGATAATGATAACGTCAGCCATCAGCATCGCTTGTCGCTGAATTTCGGAGTCGAAGCCACCAGCATCTACCACTACAAACTCAGCTCTACCCTGAAGCGATTTTAGGTGCTTAATGATGTCATCCTGAACGTATGCAAAAGGAATCAGCTCAAGGTCTTCGTTCTGTCGACGGTCTTCACACCAGCTCGTTGTCGTGCGCTGAATATCTATATCGGTAATATAAACCTTCTTCTTCTTTTTGACTTTCAGGCAAACGGCAATTTGCTGGGCAACGGTGGATTTGCCAGGCCCGCCCTTTGTGCCGCCAACCACAAAGATCTTGGTCATTGGAGAGTTCCCTTTGCGTATATAATTATCGTCTGAAACAACTTGTTTTCTTATATGTGATATAGCCTAAATGCCTACGGCTGCGGTGTAAAGGTTAAATGGTAGGTTGTGATTAACAATTGGCAATCATAGCTTGTATTTGTCTGTTGAAAAAAGTAACAATGACCTCTATATTACAAGTACGGTGATATGCCGTACACAATTTGATAATGCACACGTAATGGGCTATAGCCTTTTAAAGTAATTTTTGAGTCGAAAACTCAGTTTGAACAGAGGAGATTGATGGCCTTCCTACATCACGGCCATCAGGAGGAATACATGTCAGCACTAAAAAAGCAGCGCATCGATTTGAGATTAACCGATGACGATAAAAGCATCATCGAGGAAGCTGCCGCAATGTCTAACCAGAGCATTACTCAGTTTATGGTTAGCAGTGCATCTGAACGTGCCGTGAAAGTTATAGAGCAACACCGTAGACTAGTTCTGAATGAAGAATCCTGGAATCTGGTTATGGACGCTATAAGCAATCCTCCGGCACCGAACGACAAGCTGAAACGAGCTGCTGATCGTCTGAAAAGCATGGAGTAGTTTACTCGTGGATAATATAAAGATAGAAATTTTCTCTGGAGAGAAAGATTATGATTTGAATGGTTTTGATTGCGGTGAAGAATCACTAAATGCCTTTTTAACCAACCACTTAAAAAGGCAGCATGAGGGAAAAATTCTTCGCGCTTATGTGCTTTTCACGAAAGAAGACAGACCAAAAGTGTTAGGGTATTACACTTTGTCAGGCAGCTGCTTTGAAAAGGAGTCCTTACCTTCAAGAAGCCAGCAAAAGAAGGTACCTTATCGGAATGTTCCAAGTGTTACTTTGGGTAGGCTGGCTTTGGACAAGTCCCTTCAAGGTCAAGGATTTGGCTCAATGCTTGTAACACATGCAATGCGCGTTGTGTACAATGCATCTCTTGCTGTAGGCATTCATGGACTTTTCGTTGAGGCGTTAAATGACAAAGCCAAGGCGTTTTATAAAAGTTTGGGCTTTATCCAGCTGGTTGGTAACAACGAGCGTTCTTTGTTCTATCCTACAAAATCTATCGAAAAATTGTTCGAAGAATAATGTGTTCCCCTCATTTGAGGGGAACTTCGACATCACCAACCACAAACCCTCTCTCCCATCGTATTGTGAAAAAGGATTTGGCGTTCGGTTTCTTCAGTCATTACATCATTATTGCTGATATAGATAGGCTCAGCCCCATCGCAGAACAACACGCTGGCTGTTTGTGGTTTAATGACGCACCCACTTATCATACAACTCACGATGAACGGCAGAAGCATCTTTCTGACGTATTTTACTGCTCGTCTCATTCACCACTTTCACTGTGTTTTGAAGTCGTTTTCTGTCTTCCTGTTTTGCCTTCTCTTCCATTGCTCGTCGCGCCGCATTCCCGCCCATCGTGTAAGCGCCGACAAGAACGAAAAGAACGGCAGCCAGCGTAATCAAAGCAACTTTTAGCTTTGTCATCAGGCTGCCTAGCATATTAGACCATCCCTTTCTGGTGTTTTCTTACCTGCGACCAGGCAATGAATCCTGCCACAACAATAGTGGCAATACCGAAGATGATGCGTACTGTATCCCCGCTAGAGATATGACCTTGTGCTTTATCCATAGCAGCGGAAACCTGCGGCATAACATCGGCCAGCTGCGCCAGACCAATACCTGCTGTAACAGTTGCGCCTGCGGTTTCTTTAGTTACAGGAACAGCCTTCACGGTTTTCACCGGCTTAACAACGCCAGCTCGACGCAGACCTTCCTCAATAACTTCTGCCGCATACCAGGTGTTCAGCGTTTTTAGCGGGCCTCGGCCATTCTCGTGGCGAATGATTGCCTCAACCAAAGGTCGAAGGATGTCGTAATCATGCAGATCGATGATCATGTCTGCGGTTACACCAACGGCTTTAGACACCTCATTAATGTAGGCGTCAGTGTTGTTTTCATTCGGCGGTGCCCAACGTTCAATAACTTCACGAATGGTATCGATACTTGAGCCGTCTTTTGCGCGACGTTTGTCGTGGTAGGTAATTAGAGTCACCGCCAGCGCACGAATCCCCCAAACAGGGTCTTTAAACGTGCAAAAGCGCGGTTCGTCTGGATTCGCAACCAGACCTTGCCACGGTGATCCTTTATCAAGATTACCGGGGTTATTATTACGAATGCCTCTCGGAGTCTTCATCCTTGATCTCCTGTTATTGCAGTCCATTTTTTACGCCATACGCGGCTAACCCCAAAAGCAGTGCAGTAATAATGAACGACGTTATTTTAGAAACAATGCCGCCAAAGAACCCACTGGAGATGGAATCTAACCGGTTAAGGAGTTTGTCCAGGTTGGAGTGTTGAATACTATGTTGCGCCGGGGTCATATCACCAAAGTAGGTTTTCAGCTGATCATTGACCTCCTGGCCAATTTCTTCACGTAGCTCTTTACCTAATTTGCCAACAACCTCCCGAGCAACGATCGCGGCAATACGCTCAACTTGCTCTGTTGTAACGCCCGCCATCTCGTTCGACATGTTTTCCTCCATGAAAAGTCAAATCGGGATGGCGGATTTATATCACATTTCACCTTCTTGTTGTAGGTGTGTACTTACTTATCATTCAACATTGCAACGGACTGATGAGAAAGCACCTACTCCTACCCATCGCCAGTTATAGATGCTACCCGCTTTGTATAAGGTATAGTCGTTCACTTTTTTAACAGCATATATGGGTATGACTGTCTCCTGTCCACCAATGATAGCCTCACCGTAACATATAGGTGTCGGCAATTTCTGGCAGCCAGTAAGAGAGAGAACAACAGCTATTGTTAGAAATAATCTTTTCATCATTTACTCATCAGTTATACAGATTTCTATTTATTACCGGTACTCTGCCATTTACGCTAAAACTATGGCCGCCATTAAGTTGGTTTACGAATATCGAGCTAACAGTATTTCCATATGCCGCATATCCATAAACCATTGTCATGGCTCCGCCCGGTACTGGAACAGCGAACACATTCGCATATGTTGGGATTATCGCTGGTGGGTAATCAAAAACATGCCCTCCAGAGCTGTTCCACTCCGTATTATTAAGAAAGGTAAATGAAAGTGGGATATTTGCCGTATTATAGATTTCCTCCCCTTGTGCATTGAAAAAACTCATGCCCCAAGTTTCTTTTTTGGCTATACCTTTCGAAAATACGTATATCGTGGCACTAGAGTCGCTACCCTGACCTCCGAAACTGTAAATCACCTGGTTGTTACGCACTATTCTGTTGGCTATTAATGAAACAGCTTTCGAATAGGCAACAAAAATCATCGGTGAACGATCTGGAGATATTTGGGTGTTAAACTCTGTCCCGCCAGACAAAGAAACAACCTGCTTTCTCTGAAAGACGATAGGAGACAAAGAAGGAGACATCCAGACCTTCCCGTCAGATCGATATATCTTGCTTCCGTACATTATTTTTGAAAAACCAATATGTTTAAATTGCCACTAGCTCCAGACCATGAAATGGTATTTCCAGAAACCGTAAGACTTGTGTATTTCCCATTGGTTACGTCCATTATGTAATAGTCGATTCCCAATCCCGCCTCAACCTCATATGTTCTACTTCCAGAACCAGAGGGAGTAAAATAATCGAGGTAATAAACAGGGGCCAACGCATCGACCATCTCCTGTCTTGATGGCGACCATACCTGTGCACCATAGCTCATAAATATATCCTTATACTTTTAAGCAGGGGCTGGTTTAGTTCCAGCCCCGATTGAAGTTGTTTATTCTTTAGGTGAATTTAACTTCGTTTCAAGCTCCTCAACCCTTTTGGTCAATTGCTGAATATGATGAATGAGTGGTACAACCAAACGCTCATACATCACCCCTTCAGCGACCATACCATTTGAGGAAATATCTTCTGGAGAATCATTATTTGTTGGTTCACGCCAATGGACATATTGCGGGGCAATCTCACCAACCTCTTCAGCAATAAGGCCGTAATACCCCCAATCCTTTCGGTCACCTCGACAAATTGAACGATACCAAACAGGTCTTAATGACAAAAGTTCATCAGCATATCGATCTTGTAATGTTTCAATATCCTTTTTATAGCGCCTTGAAGATGTTGAACGCCAAACTGTATTGATACCAGGGTTTGGATCAATGTACATATTGGCACCGCTAGTAGTTGTGCCAATATCCCATATAGCAAACCCTCCACTACCGCCTGATTTGACAACCAGTGTTTCAGCAATAATATCCAGGTTGCCACTATAGCCTGTCAGTGATGATCTGCTTGCATAGGAACTTAGAAGGTTTGTTACCTCTGTTTTCGTATAAGCATTAAGGTTAGCCGCAGTCAAAGTAATATCGGCAGAGCCATCAAACGCCACACCAGCAATTTTCCTTGCTGTCTGCAATTTTGTGGCTGTTGCGGCATTACCAGTAGTATTCTGATTACCGGTTGTATTCACACCAGGGATTGAATCCTTAGCAGTATATACCTGCGCCCACGCTGACCATGCCGCATCTGTGGTATCTCTTCGTGAGCGAATGAAAACTGGCGCATGTGCACCGCTCGTACCACTCCAGCCAATAAGCAACTCGCCCTCACCAGCAGCACTCGCACCTTTCATGTGCAATACGTTGCCATACGTGGTCGGGTAGCTATTGTTGTACGCCTCGTACATTTGAATGCCAGCAGTGCCTTGAGTAGAGCCGCTTAACGCCGTAACTCGGCCACGAGATACCAATGTATTAATGTTGATATCGCCTGAGCCATCAAACTTAACACCATTGATGTTTCTCGCTGTTTGCAACTTCGTAGCTGTTGAAGCATTACCGTTCAAACTACCATTTACGCCACCAGTCACATTTAGTCCATTACCAATTGATACAGCACCGCTGGTATTATTAATTGTAATTGGTCGCAAACCGTTCCATGAACCTAATGTGTCTCCTGATGCTGTTAGCATGAAATATGTGTTCGATCCATCATTACGGATAAAGAACCCAAAGCTACCGTAAGCAATGCGGAAACCATTTGCATATTTTGAAATGATCTCGCCAGAAGATGTCAAACCTCCAGATAATGTACCACCGGTAAGAGGTAATGCACCGACATCAGAGGCTGTTGGTTTGTTTTTCGTGTTATATACTCTTCGCCATCCCGGAGAATAATCTGTGCCATTAAATACATAGATAAACTCCGCATTAGTGAGAGCACCAGAGACACTCGTCGTTGTGGCCGTTGTTATACGGATCGTATAATTGTTTGAGCTACTACCGTTATTAAATACCTCTATAACAGCTCCTGCCAATGGAATAACGCCACAACCAGTTTCACTATTTGGTATGGTTGCACTATTGGCATAGGCCCAAGCACATCGAGCAATCCATGACTTTGTGTTAAATGCTCCATTATTTTGCAATAACGTCACTAACTGTGCTGTTGTTATTGCTCCGCCATTACTTCCTGTAGTTAACCAACCAGTAGGAGATGCCGGGCAACCTATATTTGCTGGCGACAAGGAAATATTTGCCGAGCCGTCAAACGACACCCCATTGATAGTACGCGCAGTCTGCAACTTCGTAGCAGTAGCCGCGTTGCCCGTTGTATTCTGATTACCAGTCGTATTAACACCTGGCAAATTAATATTCGCAGTACCATCAAAGCTCACGCCGCCGATAGTTCTTGCCGTCTGAAGTTTTGTAGCAGTTGCAGCATTACCAGTGGTGTTCTGATTACCCGTAGTATTTACACCTGGAAGGTTGATATTTGCAGAACCGTCGAAACCAACTCCACCGATAGATCTTGCCGTCTGCAATTTCGTTGCTGTACTTGCATTACCATTTAATGTTCCGGTGATCCCACCAGTAACAGACAACGGACCTGAAACTGTTCCTCCGGTTGTTGGCAGTGCTCCAATATCTAACGGCGTCGGTTTCTGATGTGTGCTATACATCGTATAAACAACACCATCGGTAACGCTGGAAGGCTTACTAGCTGAATATGTTGGCGATGTATAAATAGAAACTGTCGCATTTGCAGTACAATCCCAATGGATATTTACACGAGTCGCATAATTGCCAATCTCAACGTAAATATCATATGTATCGCCGGATGTGTTGATCCAGGCGAAATTCGTTAATCCGACAGCTGTACGCTTCCACAAAGCACCTGTAATCCCTTTGGGGTTTCCATTGCCTGCTCGTAGAACCAGTTCTGAAATGCCTGCCTGATGTGGGGAGCCGACGTTGTAACCAGCGCCACCAATCAATGCGATGTAAACGATGGAACTCGCTTGTGGCATTGTAACAGTAGCCAGTTTGAACCACCCGGCCCCGCCAGAGAAAGACATCGTTATTGAATTTAAAGTACCAATATCTTTCGGCGTTAATGTGATATCCGCAGTCAGTGCTTTCCCGTTAATTTTTCGGTTAGATGGCACCCTGCTGTTCGCATTGTCATTGACTACTTTAACTGCTTTTGGCGTTGCGGCCAGCGATTCACTGGTGCTGTCGACAGCACTGCTAAGTTTCACAACACCTTTAGTTGTAAGGCTTGCGTCTTCCATCGCAACTGCACCGGCAATCTCTTCAGCACGATCAGCAGCAGCTTCCGCACGGGTCGCAGCGGATTCAGCAGCAGTTTTGCTCTGAGATGCTGCCGTCGCACTGCCTGCCGCCTCTGTTGCTTTCGTGGATGCCGTCGTGGCGCTGCCCTTCGCTGCTGACGCCTGTCTGGTCGCCTCATCTTTTGAAGCAGACGCAGATGATGCCGATGACGCTGCCGAACTGGCGGACGATGCGGCTGCCGTTTTTGAGGATTCTGCACGGGTTTCCGACGCTTTCGCGTTCGTTTCGGATGTCTTCGCTGCGGAAGCAGACCTCGCTGCTGCGCTGGCCTGTTCAGTGGCTTCGCCAGCCTTCGTTGTGGCTGTTGAAGCAGACGATGCGGCACTTTCTGCCGATTTTCCGGCGGCGGTGGCACTGGCTGAGGCCTGCCCGGCACTTGTTGACGCGGCACTGGCAGACGACGCAGCCGCTGTTTTTGAGCCTGCCGCAGCCGAGGCGCTCTGTCCCGCTGCCGTTTCAGAAGACCTGGCGTTCGTCTCGGACGTTTTTGCCGCCTTCGCGGAATTTCCTGCCGCCGTTGCCGAGGAAGCGGCATTACTGGCGCTCGAGGCTGCGCTCGTTTCTGATGATTTCGCTGCCTCTTTTGAGGCCGCCGCATCCCGGGCTGAGGTGGCAGCTTCTGACGCCTTCGTGGTCGCGGTGGATGCAGAAGTGGCTGCAGATTTTTGTGACGCTGCAGCATTCGTTTCAGACGTTTTCGCGGCACCGGCACTGGTGGCCGCCGCGCTTTTTGAGGACTCTGCAGCGGATGCACTTTGAGACGCTTGAGAGGCTTTTTCTCCAGCGATATTGGCGCTTTCTGCTGCTGCGGCAGCACTGGCCGCCGCCTCACGAGCTTTGTCGCCAGCAGCATCAATCGCGTCAGTGTTATTTTTATACCACTCAACGTTTTCGTTGTGCTCGTTGACGATCTGCATTAGCGGCTTAACGGTCACTTCTGTACCGTCTTCACGCTCGATTGTCACCTCATCCAGAGCAGTCAACCAACTGCGCATGGACTTGGAATCAGCCGACATACGCGACATTAGTGCTGTAAAGCGCGCGCTAAACTGTGTTAAGTCGCCTTCATAGGTCGTAATGATTCGGCACGGAACTTCAGACTGAGTTTCGCCGGTATAAGGTTCTGAGAGAACAATGTTCGTATCACTGGTTACGCGCTTGATCTCATACAGCTTATTGTCGGGGCCAATGACGATCATCCCCGGCAACACACCATTAGCTGTTACGTTCCAGGCTGTCCCTGCCCCAACCAGAGTATTGCTGCCCTGTGTAAATGTGATAGTACCTTCCCTGTACCACATGTTGAATATGCTCCTTGATTTGGTGGGCTATCCTTGCCCACCATTAAGTATGTACCTACTTATTTTTACCGATATAAATATTTTTTTCTACATTACAGAAGGCCAATTCTTACTCGTAGGACGTTGTTATCGTCATAAACGTCAATCCGCTGACCATTTATGACCAGTCGCCCATTACCCCCGCTATTACCGTTGATCTCAAGCGTTCCATTTTTGCCGAACCGCCATCCAGATCTACCGCTAACAAAATTGGTAGATTGCAGATCGCCTACTTTTGCATTGGTGATTGTGCCATCCTTGATATACGCACCATTCATATAGGCGATACTGTTTTCGATAACAAATGGCGTGGTGATCTTCCCGTTAACAGAGTTGACCAAACCAAACCTGTCAGCCTGCACCAAAAACTGAGAAAGGCCAGTGGTGTCGATACCAAGCGCAATACCAGCAACATACTTCTGCCCTCCGCTCGTTGAAGTTTCCATTTTCAACGTCCACGCGGTTGACACTTTTTTGTTGGTATCAGCAATAGCTGTTGCCTGCTGTTGAATTGTCGCGGTATTTCCATCCACCTCTGCTTTCAGAGTATCGATTCGCCCACTCAGAGCATTATCTGCCTGCGTTCTCGCTGTCGTTTCAGTTGTTACCGCCGCGGAAATGTTGGCTGCCGTTTGAGACTCTAAGTTTGTGATTTGAGTCGCCAATGCAGCATCTTGCTCTGTACGCGTTTTCGTTTCGGTTGCTACAGCCGCTTTAATATCCTCTTTGTATTGAGAGGTCAGCTTGGTGATCTGAGACGACAACGCCGAGTCAGCATCAGTTCGAGCCTGCGTTTCAACTGCAACGGCCGCACTAATATCTTTCGCTGTCTGTGCTTTTAAACTTGAAACCTCTTTTGTTAAAGCGGTATCACCATCAGCACGAGCCGTTGTTTCTCTGGCAAGAGATGCCTCGAGATCATTAGCTTTTGCTGTAAGAGACGAAATCTGAGTGGACAATGCACTATCGGCATCAGTCCTTGCCTTTGTCTCTACAGCAACCGCTGCGGCAATATCAGTTCCGGTTTGTGCTCGCAGGCTGTTAATTTCTCGTGAGAGCGCCTGGTCAGCACTTGCTCTGGCCTCCTGCTCCTGAGTGATGGCAGCGGATATATCACCGTCAACCTTTGACTGAAGCTGGTTTATTTGTTTGGCTAACGCAGAGTCCCCGCTTGCTCGGGCCTCCTGCTCACTACGTATTGCAGCAGAAATATCATCATCAACCTTTGCCTGAAGTTGGGTGATCTGGCTTGCCAGAGCCGAATCTTCCGTTGCTCGGGCTTCTTGCTCTTCCTTAATAGCTGCGACGATATCGTTGCTTACTTTCGACTCAAGCTGAGTGATCTGTGTCGTCAGAGCTTCATCGGCAGATGTGCGAGCCTCCTGCTCTGTACTAATCGCCGCGCTGATATCTCCTTCAAACTTAGATTGCAGCTGAGTGACACGCTTTGCCAACGCTTCATCGCCATCGGCACGAGCGGTGGACTCTTCCAGAATACTGGCCTTAATGTCTTCGCCAATTTCTACGCGAATTTCCTCAACCTTCGTGGCCATTGCAGACATATCATCAGCAAAGGTTTTCTGTGTTGTTGCGATCTTCGCGTTATTGACCATCTGCTTGTGCTGGTCTTCATCTTGACGAAGAGCCAGGTCAATATTTGTTTTGGCTAACGCCTCAATGTTCGTAGTCAGTTCTGCACTGGCACGATCGACCTCTGCAACCGTCTTTTTCATTTCTTCAACGGCAGCGGAGCTTTCCTCTACCGTTGACTGCAACACTTCCAGTTGTTTAGCGTTTGCAGCATCGCCTTCAACACGAGCCTCGCTTTCCTTAGCAATAAGAGCCGCCGCTTCATCTCTTGCAGCCTTTATTGCCTCGACTGTATTAGCGAGAGCTTTATCGTGTTCAGATACGGTGTTTTCGATTTCAACAATTGCAGCATCAGTAGCATCAATTTTTTCAAACGCTTCATTGACCTTGTCGATCGTTGCCGAAACCTCACCTTTAAGCTCGGTTTGTGCGTTCTCCAAAGCATCGCTACGCTCGTTGAATTTTATTTCAAAACCCGCGAGGTTATCGCTGAACTGCTTATCTAATTCAGCTATATCTTCCTTAACGTCGTTTACCGCCCCCTCCAAAGATTCGACGCTCTGGTTGATATGCTCATTTAACTCGTCAACTGCTTCTTGAGAGGCTTTGCTGTTGATGTCCTCAAGCAGAGCCTGACCAAGCTCGGAAGATGTAATTTTGCCAGCCAGGAACGACAGTACATCGCGAGTTGTCGCCTCTGTACCCAAGTTTGAGTTCGGAGGGCTTAACATACCTCGCTTGTTCGATGCTCGAACCCAGTAATACCACGTTTCGCTATCCCCAAGACCAGCATGTGTAAAGGTGGTGCTTGCAGACTCTGCGATCAGTTTCGCCGTATCCAGATTGTTGGTCTGGGATGCGTAAACATTAATGTGATCAAGGTCTACCGAATCTGGATTAACCCAATTCAGTATCACATTACGATAGTCTCCAACGGCCGTTAATGACGTTGGGGCATCCGGCGGTGTCATTGTGCCCAACACCTGATAAACGGTACTGATAATCTCTGTTTTTTTACCGTTGAATGAAACCGCATACAGTTGGAAGTCGTAGTGTCCATTCTCCGCGACATTAACGATTTCGTATTGCTCTTCGGTTACACGCGCCGATTGCCAGTTCGATACATTGTTTTCATCAGAACGTCGCCAACTGATCCAATACTCTGGAGATTTTCCTTCCCATGTTGCAGTCAGTTTTACTGACAGGTTGCCCGGGCTTGAGAGATAAGTCCCTTCAGTGATTTGCAGATTAGATGGCTTGGAGTAAGTTGGGTCCAATACCGTCGTATTCTGCGGGATCAGCGTTGCGCCATTGTCGATTGCCTCATATTTAGACGGATTGTTCTCAACAGCGGTGATGTCAAAGCTACCCGGCGTTTCCCCCTGCGCGATGTTAACGATGCGAACGCGCATAGGTTCGAGATCTGGTTCTGTAATTGTCCAGACACCGTTCAAAACAGGCGTTTCCGCTGACGACAGGGCTTTTGAAAACGTAACCTTTGTTATGTTTTCGCCAGTTTCAAGAACATCGCGTTCAACGATTTTGCCTTCCTGATTCAATATCCGAATAAAGCTGCCACTTTTAGCTAACGACACAGGCGCATCGAGAGTGATGCTGTTTTTGGTAAACTCCACAATTCGACCGGAGTTACGTTTACCTGCACGATATTTGTTCTGAATCAGAACGGTTTCACCAGGCATCAGAAATGAGGCGTCTAAGCCGGCAGTAAATGTAATTACATCCGACTCCATTCTGGCGGTATACAAAAGCCACAAACCAACTCGGTGAGCCTGGCCTCGGCTTGTACATCCAAATGCTACGACTTCTGTTTTACGCTCACCATAACGGCGCATTGCGTCCTGATCTTCAACGTATTCGATGTTTTGCTTATAACCGTCCTCCTTGTTGTTGTAGGTTACGAGCGCAACGGATGGGCGATCTTTACGCGCAGAACCTTTATAGGTAAACAGTCCATCTTTGACGTTGGAGTTGGTAAACATCATTACCGGATCTGATGGGCTATCCTGCATGATGTTAACCATGCCACCAGCCCAAAACACCATGCCGCGGAATGCACCGGCAATATCCTGAATTAATCGGTATGCGTCTTGTCGACTGGTGATCTGCGTATTGATTGCAAAGCGTTTCTCTTTACCCCCAAAGCCATCATCGACCTCTTCGTCACAATATCGACCAATCTGGTAGAGCTGGCCGAGGTCAATCATGGATTCCGACACAAATTGCCCAAGACCATACCGAGTATTGGTAAGCAAATCGTAGAGAATCCACGCAGGGTTTGAAGAAGACAACAGCTTAAAAGTACCGTCCCATACGCCGACATAAGTATTGGTGTATTCGTTGTAGTTTGACGGTACTCGGATTTTGATACCGCGCACCAAATACGAACGGGAAGGCATTGTGCTACCAAACTGCTCTGAATTGACCTTCAAGCCAACAAGAGCAGAGTTAGGGTAGTTCATTGGCGTGTCGACAATCTCACCGATGGAATCAACCCATGTGTCGTTGTAGAGGTACTGGCTACTATTATCATCTGTAAGACGAATCACCCTAACCTTGTATGCACGACCAGGCTTAGGCAGTTTCAGCTCATAGCTACGGTAATACACGCCGGTTTTCTTTGCCGTTAGCGTGATATCAACGCTTTTCTCACCTTCTGCCACTACATCAGAAAATGTTGCGTCTGCGTTGGCGATCTGGAATTTGTACTTCACCGTAGTGCCATTTGTATCGCCAGAGCTTTTATCAACGCTACGTAAAGAGGGGAATTTCATGATGACACGAACGCGATCAGCTTCATCGTTATCGATTGAAACCGTAACGTCGTGTGTTTTTTTAAGCTGAATATTTACGGACTTAGGCGTTTCGACAAAATCAAAACCAGCCATTGGCGTCTGATCTTGTGAGCCGTCACGAAAATCCCATGTAATACCGCTGAAGTTGGAAGAGCCATCTTCATTCAAGATCGGTAAATCGTCGATGAAGATCGACTTTGCGCCATTTACCAGGCCACCGATAACCCCCTCGCCAAGAAGGTCGAGGATGGCTGCCATAGCACGAGAATTGACAGTATCATCAGCTTCAACCGGGGTACGGCTGGAGCTTTTACTTTTCTTGCCACCAGCACCGGCAATAAGAAGCGGTAATTTTTTCTTCTTGAACTGTTCCATGTCCAAAAAATCCTTGATTACATAAGCTGGTCGATGGTGATAGAAGAACTCACGACCTGTGAGCCAACTAAAATTTCCTCGCCATAGATAAGCTGTACAGGGTTCCCCTGGTTTGTTGTGTTTTGAGGTCCATCAAAGTAATAAGAGTTCGAGTTATCCGCCTGCCTCACACTTTCGTTAGTGGCTTGCGGAGATATGATTTGCGCTATACCGCCCATCATCAGTGACAAACCGAGAGGCGCAAGAGCGGGCACCCATATCGAGGCAACCATTAATACTGCTCCAACAACCGTCTGAAACCATCCAAAAGCAGATCCACCACTTCCTCGCGGAACAGGGGTAATGCGGATTTTTGCAATATTGTCAGACTGCCCCATCATCTGATATTCACTCTCGTCCACAGACCACTTGTGGCCCTGTTTATTGGTGATCTGGATGTGGTATCTGTCATAGGTTTTGATATTGCGCTTCATCCATGCTTTAAACCCAGGCTTGTTGGCCTCAATTAAATCCAGAGCCTGTTTTGTATTACGCACCTTTAGATGCCAGTGGCGGCCAAAATGTTTGGCCATAGGGCCGCCAAGCTGCACATGAACTAACTCAGACACGTCTCATCTCCCTTGAGCAAGTCTCTGTGACGCAAGTGATGCGTCGTATGTTTCTGATACATCCCGCCGTAATAAGCACGACAACTAAGGCGGTCGATCTGGTGATGAAGAATCATTCCATCGCCGATATAAACCGCACAGTGGTCAGGCATTTTTCCGTATTGAATAAAGAAGACGTCCCCACGTTGAGGCTCTGTTCCAGGCGCAAGCCGTACCAATCCCTCGTTTCGGTAGTTCTGGTCGAGAATGTCGTTATCGCCGGTGTACCACGATGGAATATGCAGGTGTGCGTTCGGGTTAAGCTCGACGTTAAACTCACGCTTCAAATAGTCCCGACACAACATCCAGCAATCGAATACGCCAAATACATACGGTCTACCCAGGTATGGCATTTCGAAACCATCAGGTGTGATCACATTCATCTCGCTAAAATGGAAAGGGGCATCTCCCTCAACATTCTTGCGAATAGCCAGAATCATCCACGGAACTTCCGTCGCTTCACAGCCTGCACGATCGGCATCAGATGCTTCTGCTGATTCATCAGTATGTGAATGCCAGATTGCGATTACGTCACCTGCATCCTCTGCCGCCATAATGTCGTCAACGTGCATTACAAAAGTGTTCTGCGGGTTCTCCGAAACATTTCGCGCTTCCATAAAGCGATATTTGTCGCCATTAGTTCTCACCAGAAAGCCACACGCTTCATTAGGGTAGCGATTTATGGCGCAGAGATAGATTTGCTGCATAACATCAGAGCCAAGCTCAGGGATTGCTTTATTACCCATATCGCGTAGCTCCAATAAACCCGCCAAAATGGATCACTCCGTTGGCAAAATAATTCCGACGCGCATTACAGGCGTCATAACGTTTTGTGCAGTAATCAGCACCAGACATAGACGTCTGCTGGTTATTTTTGTCGAAATATGGACCGGTATAGCCGCATTCTGGCCCTCGGTATTTCCACGGGCAGGTGTTTTTAATGATCTGACGATACGGCAGTTGCACCCCCATCAAATCGAACACACTGGACAATTCAAACTCGACAACCTGATGAGTTTCGAGAGTTTTCTGTTCGATAAACCACATTTCATCCGGGAAATGTTGGTTTGGATCTGCTGTTGGGTTGCCGTCTTTAAAATTAACGGCATCGAGGAAGCGAGCCAGCGTCATCTTGCGAATAATGCGGCAGCCAACAAGATCGTCGTTTGCCTGAACTTCCGCAGAGACAGTTCCGGCAAAGTTCGATACCTGAATTTTTGGACGTGGCAACGTTCCCTGGCCAGTTTTGTCAAAGCCTGATGCTTTGATTGGCCACGGCTCGTATGTCACTCCTTGCCAGACGACCGGTTGCATCAGTTCGTTTGTTCCGGCGTGGAAGAATAGCTTCCCCCCTGAAGTTGTGTTCGACATATCCAGTACGAACAACTCAATGAGTGCAGAGGGAGATAAGCTCTGAATATCAGCTTTAATTCCCATTGTTTCATCCTTGAAATAAGTAGGCGCTAACATCCTGTCAGCGCCACAATGATAGTAAATTAGTACTTACTTATCTAGATACTTAAGCCTCAAATACTTGTCTGAATGTAGCTGTTAAGACACAGTACCCCTGATATCGCTTGACCGTATGACTGTCACATACAACTACAATCCGTTTTCCTCTTGGATTAACCCAATAGAACGACTCAACGCCTGCTCGCTCAGTCAGGAAGTCATCGATTGCATTAATTTCGTTGTATGATCTGGTAAAGGTTAACGACCATTCTTCTTTAATACGATTAAGACCTTGAGCCTGTCGCTGCTCGTAGTCATCACCAAAATTAAGTACCGTTACATTCGGTTTTACGCTTTTTTCAGATTCGTAATCTGGATACCAATTAAACGTTTGTCTTTCCATCTCACATCCTTGTGAGACTGCCCCGGTCGGGGCAGTCGATAGTTAGTTACGTTGAGTGTTTGGGTTGAGTGATCCGCCAGGGCGTTTCTCTTGAGCGATAGTCTCAAGCGCGATTGCTTTCATCCGTTGAGCGGCATTGTTCCATATGCTTTCTGTATCGCCGGATTCAGTTGTGCTACCGTCACTATGGACGTTGATCTCAATTGATACCGGAGAAAGAACATTTCCTCCTCCACTCATACCATCGGTACTGAGCGTTACAGGGATTGTTCGACCATCAGGCAATGGAACATACGCCTCATTCATATCGCCTTCCCCAAACAACGCCAATTGAGGTGAGTTGGCGATACCGCCTTTCTGGTATGCCCGGAGCGGGATCACGCCGTCTTTTCCGAATATGCCACCATTTGCAAACTTCGGAATTGCAGGAATACCATTCGTGCCATCGGCAGCAGAACTGGTCAGATTGTTGAACCCGGAAGTTGAGCCAGAAGAACCGGACATCAATCCATCGAATCCACCACCAGCCCATACTGAAACCAAACCAGATGCAACTGTCGCGCCGAAATTCAACCACTTATTACCAGAGCCGGAAGCATTAGCTCCAAGCATTGCAAACGCGGCAGACAGAGCGCCGGTAACAGAGCTGAGGTTCTGCATCGAGAAGATGGAGTCCTTCACTGCTTTTGTTTCAGCATCTTTGGCTTCGGTGCTATCAAATAGCCCTGATACCCAGCTACCAATCGCATTTGTTGCAGTGCCAATTGCGCTGGTGGTCTGCTGTGTTGTTTGCCCCAATCCAGTTACCGAACTGGACGTCTCCTTCGTGGCTTCTCCCACCGACTTGTCGCCGTTAACAGTGTTGCCCATTCGTACCCCTTGATTGGCAACGGCGGAAGCAACTCCAGTGAGCAAATTGCCACTCTGTGAACTACCAGCTGCGGTGGTTCCCATCCCCAACATGTTCATTAGAGGCAGCGTGATTTGCGACTTCACGACCATATTGGTGATATCTTTCAAAATGGACTGAGATAGGCTGGAGAAGCTCATCTTCCCGTTAATAACGAAATCAGTCAGGACATCAGTTAAGCCACTAAACAAATCAGTCCAGGTGCTTTCGATCTGCTCTGCCAAGTTTTCGTATTCCAGTGCCAACTTCTGCGTCGCAGTCCCCGTCTCTTTAATAAGCGCGGTATTGCCAGCAGCAATCAGTTGATTGATTTTCTTTGTATAAAGCGCCACGACTTTAGGATCAGACGCCTTATCACGAAGTTCTATCAACGCTTTGAGATTGCGGTTGTAGGTGTCTTCGAAATCAGCAACTTTCTCTTCGCGAGACGGCGTATAGCCAGCACTAATAATGGAATCCGCCTCCGGTGCCCAAGTGGAGATCATCTGCTCAACATTGCGGCGATTAAACATCTCGCGATATTCAGGTGTCGCATTTTTGAGGTCCTCAAGACGTTTTTTCGCCTTGTCGATCATCTCTTGAGTGATGAACTCGTTAGGAACCGCATTAGCCAAATCTGTCAGCGATTTCGTTGTATCGCGAAGAGACTGATCAAACGATACCGTAGCCTTAGAGCTTTCACCCATTTGCCCCATAAGCTGATCGGCTTTGTCCAGAGCCTTCTGGTATCCGGCTGCCAGTTTCTGTTGCGCTGCCTGTTCCTTCTTGGCCGCACGCTGCGAGGCGTTAGCTGATCGTTGGGCTGCTTTCTCGGCAGCTGCTGCATCCTGTTCACGAGCTTTAGTTAGTGCAGCAATGGCTGCGGCACGCTCTTCATCGCTCATTTTCTCCAGAGAGCTGGCGCTGGATGCTTTCTGCAAATTAAGCTGCGTCTTGAGTTGTTTAGGCCCAATAATCGGCTTACCTTCGAAGTCCATCATCGGAGTGCCGTCAGGCAAAGTACGTTGATAAGTCGCAGAATCCATCTGGTTTCGCATATATTGCGCCAGCGCCTTCTGAGCGGCTTTATCAGTTGTACCTAACCCAAGAACAGTCCCCTGGTTTGACATTACGCCCTTACCAGTTTTGGCCGCGTTATCTCTCTCGAACTCTGCCTGAGTCAGCTCCTGAGCAACGGCTTCCAAATGCTCCTGATAACCACGGATACTGCCTTGCAGTTTCTGGATTTGCTCGGTATTTCCATCCTTTTTGGCTTTTTCAAGCTGATCATTAAGAGTCGCTATTTGCTTCTCGGTGGCATTCTTACGAGAAGAAAGTGAATCAACCAGTTTTTGCGCAGGCTCCAGATAGCTTTTGTTTACCGTTTCACGTAACGGTGCCAATAGCTTGTTCTTTTCGTCATCTGAAAGTGAACCGTCATCATTGATTTTCTGGATCTTGTCCAGAGCCTCCTGCCGGGCTTTCACGAATGTTGCCGCGAAAATCTGGTTTTCCGCTCGAATTTTCTCAATCTGAGATTCGGCAGCCTCTTTAGCCAAACGCTTTGCTACAGCGCCGTCACCAAGAGCTATCGTGCCGGTTATCTTTTGATACTCTTCCTGATTTTTTTTCAGGCGTGCTTCGATGTCAGCCTTCGACTCTTTGTGAGTGATAACACCGGCAGAGTTAGATACGTAATTAACACCCTCACCAGTTTTTAATGCTCGTTGATCAGCAAGAATCTGCTTTTCGAGCTTTTCTGCGCGGTCGGCCATTTGTGCACGTTTGGCCGCCGTCATCGCCTCTGGTATTTTCCTAATCTCGTCAACGACCTTTGAAGTTTCGCTGCGGAGCATGGTCATGTACGTGATTAGGCCAGCAACAGCTACAGTGGCAACTGTAAATGCTGCCCCTATAGGGTTTGCTGCAATGAACGCCGTTAATCCAGCAAAAGCGCCTTTAAGCCCCGTAATCGCCCCACGGATGGCGAAAATAAGAGAGGGGATCGGAGCCAGCCCCATACGTGCCGCACGATTGAATCGGGTTACTGCTGTAGCGCCGAGGTTAAATGGAGTCTGTATGGCGGTCGCCATCGTGGCAAAGGTGCTAACCATCTGGCTGCCTGCGCCAACTACCCCCATGATCCCTGCTCGCATCAGTTTGAACGCAACCATCGCGGCCACGACCTTACCGAGATTAATTACCAGCTCTTGGTTCTTTACTAACCATTGAGCAAGCTGACGCAACCCATCGATTGCCGTCGTTAACCCCGAGCCTAAAGAATTGGCAAACGAAATTCCTTCGGCGCTATTCATGATTGAAGCCAGTTCTTTCATCCCCTTCGATAGAGAATCCAGATATCCGGCCTGACCAACCCGATCAGCAAATAACGTGAATGACGTCTGAAGTTGCGCCAGCGCACCTGTGTAGGTTTGCATCATGTCTTTCGCTGCGTTCTCATTCTCCGCACGCAGACCAACAAACATCAGAGACAACGCCTGTTTTGCCTCAACCGTACCGCTGGCAACGGCTTTAGTCAGTTCCCCCATAGTGATGCCTGCGGCGTCTGCCATTGCCTGCATCGCGTTAGGAACGGCTTCACCTAATTGCTGACGTAGCTCTTCCATTGACACAACGCCCTTACCGGACATCTGCTGAACGGCCACAGCCGCACGTTTCAACAGCTCACTATCACCACCAAAACGAGCAACGGAGTCCACCAGCGCCTTCAGAGAACCATCGGTTGGATCTAAGCCAGCAGAACGAAACTTCACGAAGGAATCTGTTAACGCCTGCATCGCGAACGGCGCATTTTGCGCCATGTCTACGATGTACTTCATATCATCAGCGGCAGCCTGGCCCGGGTTGGACTTCTCCTTATTCAACCCTCGAAGCATCACCCGCATACGTTCCATTTCGGCCGCAGCTTCAACAATAGGCTTCTGCCACCCAAACATGATGTCAGTAACCGTTCTGGCTGCATCTCCGATCTCGCCAAGCAGGAAAATGTTGCCACGAAGGCCAGAGAACATACCTCCTTCGTTACTTTTACCGCTATGGCCAGAAGCGCCGCTACGCCGCCCGCTACCACCATCGCCACTTCCAGATGTACGAACGCGTACCGGCTTGCTAATCAGTTGCTGACGTCCGATAACTTCGTCCATCTGCTCACGAACCTTTTTCAGTCCCTCGGCAGCCTGACTCGTTGTGACACCCCAATTACTGAGTCGCTTCGTCGTGGTATTAAGGCGCGTATTCATGCCACTCACGGACGCAGAGGCTTCTTTGACCTCCGTACCAAAGCGGCTTGCGCTTTTGCTTGCATAGGTCGCCCAATCAGAGAAATCATTTAGCTCTGATTGCACTTTACGTAATGACGCGGTGAGTTTATCTACTGAAGAAGTTGTCGTATCGACGCGCTCAATCAGGGCTTTAAGACCAGAATTGAGGCTGGTGATGTTGCCACGCATTTTACGCGTAGCATCTGAAGCAAGCTCAAAACCGGCAGCTACATCCTGTAGTTTATCTGCCGTAGAATCGAGCTTGCTTTCCAGAACGCCAATGATACGGGCGACCGAACCCAAAGAGCGTTCAAAGGCTTGGATTTTTTGAGCAGGCTTTGTTACCTGCTCACCAAATCGAGTAAGCAGTTTCCCCGCACGATCGATTGACGCTGTAAACTGTTTGTCTTCCAGCGACAGGATAAACTCTACGTTTTGTGACATTCCCTTGTCATCCTCTGCCAAATATTTGCATCAGTTGCTCTTTGGCGTCAGGGTCTGCCTTATCCTGGCTTGGATCGTAGACTTTATCTGTTACGACTGGTCTTCCAATCCTGAGTTGCAAACCCTCCATGAACGCCTTCACAGCCTCGCCATCCGCCTGGGACGCACGAGCGACTTGTAAGTTGCGGACATCCTCTTCCGCACGCAGACGGTCTATATTGCGACTGAGCATCCAGAACATCGTGAGAGGAACGTTCAGTAGCTCTAATGGCGACACGGCGTAGTGAGCAACTACACGACTGAAATAGAATCCGAGATCTATTGAGACGGTCCTTGTCCCGGATTCATCGCGGGAAATTACTTTGCCCCTTCGCCAGCCGCTTTTTCGTTTTCTTCATCAATCACTTCCATAGCGAAGGTGAAGATCTGCTGGAGTTGCGGAACAGTCAGTTTTTCAAGAACTTCGTCAGGTACTGAAGGGATAACCTTACGAACCAGATCTGCATAAGCTGTCACTTGCTCAACAGGAGACATATTCATGAGATCTTTGCCTTCCATCTGCTTGATGGAAACGAACAGACCTACCGTCATTTCAACGATGGGATATTCCTGACCGCCAAATTTGATGCTTTTCTTCGGAGGCAGAATGGAATCTAGATCGAGTAATTTGGTCATTGGTTAAAATCCTTTTAAAAGAGAGGCCCATCCTGAGCCTCTGCTTAATTACTGATTAATCTGCGGGGTTAATCGTTACTGACTTAGTTGCCTTCTTACCACCGCTATTGCTGGTGAAGGAGATATTTGTAGAACCCTGCGCCACACCACGTACCAGACCCGTTTGATCTACCGTGGCCTTTTCCTGGTCTTCGGATTCCCAAACACCGGTTTTGTCTGCGGCATCAGCTGGAGTGATTTCGGCTGTCAGTTGCACAGTCTCCCCTGCTTTTACAGTTGGAGATTCCGGTTTGATCGACACGGTTTTTACCGGTTTAGGGCCGCTCATTCTTCCCAGAACGCCTTCGTCATCAGGGTATGCGCTGAACTGAACAGAGAACACACGAACATCATCAGACTGGTAAGTCATGGTGAAGTTACCTGCGGTCGCAGCTTTCGGAATGGTCAGAACGTAGTCGGTAGTGTCCTGCGGAGTCAGAACCAGCTCTTTGGCTACGTCGATCAGGTTGACACCCTGTGCGGAAGTGATGGTCACAGCGTTGTCGTCTTCGTTCAGAGTAGACCCCGGCATCAGATCGACCATATTTTTCAACACAGACTCGGCCAGCGGCGCAGTAATGGTAATGTTACGACCCTGCACCAGCTCTGACATAATTGTCTGGCCGTGCTGGTCGACAGTGACTTTCAGCGTTTCAGTGGCTACTTCAACCTGAACACCACCTTTGGTGTAACCCAAATCCACACCACCAAACGACACCTTACAGGCACCAAGTTTGATGTTTTTTACATGGGTATTAGACATTGATGGAAAACTCCTTTTTCCGTTAATTCTACGCATTCATTGCGCTAACAGTAAGTATATACTTACCGATTGACTTAATTCAATAAATAGCCAGCAAATTCAACAGGAATGCCTGCTTCTATTAATGCTCCATCATTTTTGGGATAAATGATTGGCATCGCCATCGGTCGTACCAGTCGAAAATAAACACCACCAGATTCCGTTTCCTCTACTGGAAACATCTCAATGATTTTATTGGCTTTCTCAACCGTCGTAGTAATTGACGAACCACGCACAATTATTGTGAATGATTCGTGGTAAAAGCCCTGTAGCTCATGATCGATGCTGATACCGGTATTTGGGTTAATAAGCAGGACGCCAGATTTCACATTGGCAGGCAAGTAGTGACAGAAAATGTCAGTCCCGACCGTGCCAATCTTTGCCTTCTGCATCAAACTTGCAAACGCTTCAATAAACACATTAACCTCTCGTAAAACCGGCTTTTCTGGCAGCCTCAAGAATCGCTTCTGAGAACTGCTTCTCGCTAATTTCCACCGCTCTTTCCAGAAAGTGTGGCCCAACACGAGGTTTAACACCGGCAATTGGTGGGTTTGTCACGTTCTTCATTCGAGAAAGATAACCGAGTCGGTATTTACCCAGCTCCATGTACTTAGCATAGTCACCGACTTCTACGCCCGGATGCCCCTGACGTGGTTTTGCTCCAGACACAGAAAGCTCAATGCGCAGCCCTGAATAACCTTCTTTAATCACCCTGGCAAAGATGGCTGTCTCCAGAGATCCGGTTTCCAGCGGGGCCATTGCACGGCTGAGACGCTCAACCAAACGCGCCAGCTTTTCCATGTCCCGAATAAGATATCGCTTAAATGCTTTCTGGCTGTTATTGAGTCTATTCCCCGCACGTTTGAACTGATGCGCATCGTATTTCAGACCCATATATTCGCCCCCACTTCAAGATGCCCAGGTCTTCCTCGTAGCCCCCAACGGCGATGAACACTGGACACCTTTAATTTTTGACCTTCAAGGATCAGCACATCATCAAGTTGTACAGCCGCTTCTAAAGGGACAACTAACACAGCATCAAACAGCTCCAGACTCGCCTTACCACGACTACCAGAGCTATCAGCACGAACTGACGATTTCTCATTACTCTGTTCGAACTTAACCACGCCGACATTCGTCTTCCTGACGAATTGTAATTGCGCCTCGCCGTAAACGTTCTTTGCGCCAAAGCGGTAGATCGCAATTTCTGTTTGCCACGAAATATTCATGCTCTCTCTCTGTTGTTGTCGGTCGCTCTCATTACTGGCCAAAAACCCTTTCGACCAAAAGTAAATAATGCGACTGGCGTTACGCACGGCGAACAATCATACGGTTGTTGATGTAACTGACCAGCAAGCGCCAGGTACTGCGAGCCACATGCACGTTTGCAGCTTTACCGGTACGGTACATGTTGGTTGTTTCACCGATTGACTCTGACAAAATGCCATCCTCTCGTGCTGCGGCAACATCATTGCCATTTGCGATCTCACACGCTTCGTTGACAACGGCAAGCATCAACGCTTCTTTGAAGTAGTCAGGGAACTCTTCAAACTTCTCCTGCGTCATCTTTTCCCAATCGACTAAATCATGCCGGTACGCTCCATCTGCTCCCCACGGAATGTCATACACATTCAGCATATTTTGAGGGCGATCGTATCGGTCAAAGTCGATACGTAGAATTTTGCGGATTGAGAACGGTAAAGTTTTAATTCGTCTGGTAGCCTCAATGAGACGCTTGCGCATTAAGCCTTCACCATCCGACAGCAAAGTGTCCCCATTCAGCATATCGATCGCCTGCATTTGAGCATCAGCGACAGTTGCAAACGACTGTTCTGGTATCGACAGTTCAAAACTATTCAGCAGAACATACATTTGCCGCTCTTCATGCGTCAGACCCGATGCAACAGCCTTCACAATGACGTACCGCAGATCGCGTTCTTTCTCAGAGAGCTGGTTATATTCAGCCGACACGACAACCGGAATCGACATTTGACCGCTGGTAATTTCTAGCGGCTCGCCATCAACGAGAATAGCCCCGGTGCTGTCCTTTACTGTGTAGGTAGCAGATTCGATATCCAGCACGTTGAAGGCAAATGAAAGGGAAACAGCTTCACCGCTACGATACGAGTCGATCTGCGCCATTACTCACCGCCTTGTGCTTTCAGGATGCCTTCAATCATCTCGACAATTCCTTTCGCTTTGACACCAACCTGATTACCAATCACACGTAGACCGGCAATGCCTTCATTGTCTGCAATTGACTCCAACTCTTCTCGTGTGAAAGTCTGGATCTGTTTGGCCGGTTCATCTGGTGTCCCACGTTTCATTGGCACAATGTCAGGTGCTGCTGGCTCGGTAATCAGGTCTGCGGTCAACTCGCCACGATCACTGTATGCGGCAGACGGAGAAACATTTTTGCCCTCGACTGTTGATGCTCGCATTGAGGCACAAATCCTTTGCTGATCGATAAAAGGCAACTCCGCTACGGACACCCCGTTCTCGAACTGAACGCCGCACAACATTCCCGAATAACCGGAAAATTGCGGTTCTAATAAAACAATTTTTGCTGGTTTCATAACGCATTCTCTCTACATGGGCGGCTTTCGCCGCCCAATATTGATTATTCCTGTGCAGCAGTGACTTCTACGGTCGCTGTCGCTTTGTGGCTACCATCTTGGGTAGTAACCTCGATTGTGGCAGTACCAGCCGCAACGCCAGTTACAACACCGGTTTCGCTATCCACCGTTGCAAACTCGGTATTTTTGGATTCCCAAGTAACGGTTTTATTTGTTGCTCCTGCCGGCTCGACATTTGCGGTCAGCTGAACAGTTTTGTTTGCCTCAACGGTTGTGCTATTTGGGTCGATTTCGACGCCGGTAACAGCCACAACAGGCGCAGTTACTTCCACCGTTGCAGTTCCCTTTTTGCTGCCATCTTGGGAAACGATCTCAATCGTCGCAGTGCCAACTTCTACACCAGTAACGTTCCCGCTCTGGTCTACCGTTGCCTTATCTTCATTTTTGGAAGACCAGGCAACAGCCTTATTCGTCGCATTTGACGGCTGAACATTCGCTTTCAGACTGACTGATTTCCCTTTCTCAACAGACGTTGATTCTGGCGTTACCGTTACGGATTGAACGGCTACCGGATTTACGGTGACTTCCACTGAAGCGGAAAGCTGGGTTTCCTGATCAGTTGCAGTAATTTTTACTTTGCCTGGTGCTACGCCAGTTACTAATCCAGTGCCGTTAACGGTTGCAATTTGGTCATTGGCTGACTTCCAGGTGAATGAACTGGCACTCTTACCCATACTAATACCTGCACTAAGTTGAACAGTTTTCCCAACCAAAACTGACGGTGAAGCCGGGGTTATGTTTACGGATTGGGAGAGGGGAACCGCCTGCAAACAAGCAGATAGCTGACTTTGTTGCCGCTCGGTTAAAGGTTCATCGGAGATAGAATTGGTAAATCCGGCACGGCACATATGCCCCGTAAAATCCGAAAATGCCTCTTCCGTAATCTTCATCTTTTGTTCTGGCATTTCTCGCTCCTACAAAAAGGGTGGGCGTATAGCCCACCCTTTAACATAGATAACTACCTATCTACCACACTGATTAAATTTTTACATTGGTCAGTGCAGCGATAGCCTTATCGTGCTTATTCGCCAGAGAGCAGTACCACTTCACACGGGTACGTACTGCGTCTTTGTTCTGTACAGTACCAATGTTTTCAACAACGATACCTGCGTTGTCGCCGCCATACAGACCAGTAACGCCGTTCTCTTCTGACAGATGCAGGCAGTAGATGCTTGCTTTGCCAGCATCGGTCGGGATGAAGTCGTTGATGATGAACGGAACGCCGTTATGACACAGCATCGGACGACCGAAGTTCTCCATCATGATTTCAGACGGACCTACGTTTACTGTACGCAGCAGCGCACGGTAAGCACGCAGGTGCTCTGAACGCATCATGATGCAGTCAGCACCAAGATCTTTCACCGCATCGACCAGTTCGTCGAACATAGAGAAAGTCATAGATGCACCGGCGATATCGATCTTCTGATCTGCGTGCATCAGGCGTGGAATGCCGTCAAACGCCTTGTTGTTGGAGCTGGAGTCACCCAAAATCAGGTTGCGACGGAACGCACGAGCCAGACCTTTAACTTTCTGACGAACCTGAATAGCCAACTGGTTGTTGGTGTCGGCCATAGTGGTCGCCAGGAATTTATCAACGTCTACGTCACCAGCCAGAATACGCAGTTTCGCAACGCATTCTTCGAAGGTTGCTGCACCTTCAGGGATGGTGTCGTTAACGTCGATGAAGGTAGCTTCACTCAGCGTTTTTTCACGGTTGTACAGATATGCCTTTGAATTAATTTTCATAAAAGGCAGGATGGCAAACAGGTCATCGCGATCGATGATAGTTTCGATCACACCCTGTTCAAGTTCGTTGTTAGACAGCTTTTCAGCTTCTTCACGCAGTAATGGCATCTATCAATTCCCTTTGATTTAGATGTTACTTAAGTCCAATTTTCCCCAGACCGGAGGCCAACTTATCCATAGTCGACTTGTTCTTCGGTTGGGATATTGTGTAGGTCGATTTGGAATGTGAGCCTACACCCTGCTTGGCTTCGCTACGCATCAATGCGTCAGCTTCCGGATCTGCCCGCACAATGCGTTCAATCGCGGATTCAAACGGCAACGGCTTACCTTCACCGTCAACCAGAACAGCTCGTTCTTTGTGACCTGCCGGTTTGTCATAACCCACTACGCTACCGTCTTCACCCACTTCAAAATGAGAACCGTAGATCACGCGGGCTTTTGCCGGGGTCATCAGAACTTTGTCACGTAGGAAGAGAGAGTTACTGAAGGAAGCGCCCACGGTCATCTCGACTAATTGAGATTTCAGTGATGCGTTTTCACTTTCCAGTGCTGCATAACGTTCGTCACGCTGTGCCAGCTCTGCCTGGTGTGCTTCGATCATCTGTTTTTTAACAGCATCGAACTCACCACGACGCTCCAGTTCAGCTTGCTCCGCCTCACGACGTGCGTTTTCTGCGGCCTGTTCAGCTTCTAAAAGCTGGCGAGCACGAGCCGGATCGATATCACCGTACTGAGCAAGCTGATCGGCCAATGTGCGCTCTTTCTCTTTGCGCTTCATGTTCTCCTTCAGCAGTTCAGCACCAGCTTTCTTGGTTTTACGAAGTTCGGCCAGTAACTCTTCCTGAGTCATGCCAGCGTATTCGTCATCGCCCTTCGGCTGCTCTTTTTGTTCACCCTGTTTGTCAGGATCTTGTGTACTCTGCTCATTATCAGCAGCTACACCGCCAGCGCCTCCACGCTCATGCGCTTCAGCGACATCCATCAGACCACGACGGGCCAAAAGCATTTGCCACAGATTCATAAAAATTCCTTTTGTTACTTATCACTCGTTCTCTTGAGTAGATGAGTCCCCATTCCCTCGGGGTTGATCTTGCCCGCTTTCTTGGGCTGCACCACGATCATAAGTAAGTACCGACTTATTTTCAAGGGTATTTAGATCATTTTTTGGAGGAAAATTCAAGAGATCTTTATCAAATTCCTTTTTCATCGCCTCAGTAATGTTCGGGAAAATCTTCTCAATAAGCATTTCCATCTGGTGACGACGTACAGAGTCCGGTGCCTGAAGTAATGACAGTTTCTCGGCAACAGAAAATTCATCAGTAAGGCCACGAATATCGAAACTTTCTGGATACGCAATTAAAGAGTGATCTTCGTCCAGATCTACCCCCATCCATTTCGCAACCAGTAGCATGATTTGGCGTTCAGCCCTTTCCAGACGCTCTGCTTTTGTGACAAGCAAGCTATTTACACGCTGGAAGTCATACATTTTTGCGGCACCAGATGAATTATCGATTCCCTGTGCGTTGTCCTGCTTCGTTCGCTCACCAGCTACACCAACTGAATGGTAGATTTCGTTAATCACCGTCTTAATCGTAGTGATGATCATCTGAGCTTGTTTCGGGTCTGGTGACAGATAAAACGGCTGGTTTCCACCTTCAGAATCGTAGGTGAAGACTCGCTTTGTGCCCATTTCAAGCACTTTAGTGTGGTTTTCATCACCAGGTAAAAGCGACTGTACCGGTATAGCCAACTGGCTAAATGTCTGATCCTGAATAATGGCATCAAGGTTTGACAGATAGTTTGCAACCGCACGATCAAGATAAGCGATATCATCGATCAACGATGGGCTGAAATACGGTGATTCACTTTCTCCAATACAATCAACAGGAAACACAGGAACTACGCCGAGATTATGCTCACCGCTATCCTCTAAAATAACTTTTGCCTGACGGCGACCTGCTCCACCAGCGCCCTTCTTCACTTCCTCACGGAACAGATACCACTCGTTTTGTGTCCACAGACGATAACGTTGGTATTCCTGACCTGTAGAAGTAAAAGGATCTGCGTCATCACGAGCGACTTCCACAATTAACGCCCACAACATATTCCCGTCGTCGTCCCATGCCACATCCAGCATTTGCTGAGGTGAAATCCAGTAGGCGTAGGCGCGAGCATCTTTCTTTTTCTCGTCAGCTACTGACTCAACATCACCACTCATCGTGCTATCGACAACAACCCATATGCGACCGTAAATAGACGACTGCAAATCAATAGCGGCCATAAATGAGTCAATAGAGGCATTCTGGCGAGTCGCACGTTTCCAGAAATTGCGGATCTGCTCTGGTGCCTCTTCGATATTTCTATGAATGTCTTCTTTAAAGAGATATTTGTTGATGAGGTTTACCACCTCACGAGTGTGGTTGAAGCGATAAGCACGTTCAACTCGCTCCTTAAACTCCTGATCTCCCTCTTTAAAGTAACGAAAGATATTGTCTGTAAACCAACCACGCCCGCCAGCGTAAGTGCTGGCGAGGAAGTCCCAATGTTCTTTTTTCTTTTCGTATTCCGGGTGGCGTCGCGCCACCAGATCCTTAATTTGTTTGTCGTTCAATTCCATTTGAATAACCTTAGATAATTACTTACCTATCGAGAACCACCAAGAATAACACGGTTTTTGACTGGATACCTACGATGTACTGGATAGCCCAATGCGTCTGCACTATGCTCAATGCCACCTGTCTTATCCATATCTCGTGTTCCAGGCTTGTAGATGACTTTTTCCAGTGAATCAATCAAATGCTTGCACTTCGGATCGATATACAGCCGGATATCTCCAGATGCGGTCATCAGCATTCGGTTAACAGCATTAACACGATCCGCAATTGGCGGGTGCTTTTTCGAATAATCGACACGTAAGAATCCCTTCTCTTTGAATATGTCGACGTCAGACTCCCCGCGAGCATGTTGGCGATAAGCACCTGCCGGATCTGGAAATACCGTTATCTGTGATTTCCAGCGCCAGAAGCGTCTCTCAAGCTCATCACAAACCTCTGCCGTGTTAGAGGAAAAGAGCACCAATTCATCAATTGCCCATAGCTCACCATTTGGCTGAGGTTGCAAAATTACTGAAGACATCGGGTCAATGTTGAAGTCCTGCCCTACCCATATAGGCAACCGAGGGTTGAACTGAAGCGGTTTTACATGCACGTTACGATCGAACGGGTAGTAAACGCGCCCGGACATGTTCTCAAAGCTCGCCAGGTACTCCTGAGCGAACGATTTCGGGTCCATATCGTTCTTAGCAGCTTCAATTTCCGCCGTAGGTACAAACGGAGAATCGGCAGTTACAAACTGCCAGCTCTTCCACTGTCCCTTTCTTTGCAGCTCTACGTTCTGGCCTATAGTCCACAGTTTGTGAAATTCCGAGAAGCCTTTTGGCGTACCAATGATCAGTGCACCGCCGCGTGTCGATGAAAGAGTAGGTCGTAACACCTTGTACCAGGTGTCAGCCTTCATATCCTGAAATTCATCAAGCACTACAAAATGCAACGCTACGCCGCGCAGAGTGTCAGGCTTATCAGCACCTTTGAGGGCGATCTCCGAACCGTTCTTCAACACGATTGTCATCGTGGTGTCGTTCTTTTTCCTAACCCACTTACGAGGCAGAACTTCCTGTAGATCGTCCCACAAAATCTGGCGAGCCATCTGGTAAGTAGGAGCGACATACCAGACTCTTTGCTTTTTTTCCTTTGCCGCCGCACGAATAATAGTGGAGATCGACAACCGGGATTTTCCCCAGCGTCGACCAGCACAAACAACTTTAAATCGATGCGGAGACTGGAAGACTTTCATCTGTCCAGAATGCAGTTGCACAAGACTGAGCGAGGACGGGATTGCCATTATTCGTCCTCCCCTTCAATTCCATCATCTGTCGCATCAAATTCGCTTAGAGCTTCTTCTTCCAACGTCTCAAGCAATTCGTCATCGATGATTTCAGGCTCGTCGTCTTCCTGACGTAATTTCGCCACCTGGGAAGGCGTAAGCTCACCAAATACCAGGTTCGGAATTTCTTCCTCGTCATTTTCCGCATGATCCATGCCCAATGCTTTGGACGAAACTTCAAAGCATTTTGCAAGGGTATTACTGGCTCTCTGTAAGCTCTTGAGAGAATCCTCAATCGCCCCTAAAGGCTTACCCTCACGTTTGGCCGTAGTGACTTCGACCATCACCATCTGCCCCAACGCATACGCCCAGCCGTCATAACGTGTACGACGTTCTTCTATCTTTTCCGCACGGGCTTTAGCGCGAAGCTCTGCGTCAGATTTAAGAGACTCACGAACCATCTTCCCAACAGAGTCCGCGCCTTTCTCTAATCCTCGCTTTTTGAAATGTCTGGAGAGTGTTTCACGACGAATGCCGTACTCTTCCTCCAGCTTTGAGAGTGTATATTCGCCTGACGTCCATTTGGCTTCAGCTTCGGCCCACTCCGCTGGTGTCAGGCGAGTTTTTACCTCGTCTTTTTCGACCGTCATAGATCCCTCTAAAACACACAGAGCGCGTCCATGCGCTCTAAAACAACTTGTTTACTGCATCTGCTAACCAACTTGTTTTCTGGGGTGTTTAATTAGGTCTGGCATGTCTTACTAAGCCTGCTTCCGTATATATATTTAATAAGTTACTTATTATTTATATATACGGAAGCAGGTCTTTAAATAAGCTCCCAGACCGATTACATCACCAGTAACTTCGCTTTGGCTCGACCTAAAGTGGTTAACCCAAGAGTCCGGCGGTGATAGCGATTGTCACTGCGTTGGCGCGTATGCCCTTTCTCCACCAGCCCCTTTTTTATCAGAGCGCGAATTGAGAACTGGATACTTTGCTTTGTTGTCTTGTACGGCAAAACTTCAAGCAATTCGTCCAGATCAAGTAGATGACCTCGCTCATAACCGAGATTGAGCGTTTTGATGATGTCCTTTTGTTTGTCGGTTAACGTCATGGCAAATCCTTATGCCGGTAAAGCAATTTCTAACGGTTTATCCAAAGGTTGTTTGTCGAATGCCAGCAGTGGCAGCGTGTCAGGCAGTCGACGGCCAAAGTCAGGGTTTCGGTACACACCATACAACGGAGACGTAAAGCTCAGGTTGTGAATGTCCTTGAGCAGCTTCACAATGCTGGCCTCGTCCACCAGACTGTCGGCAATGTCCTGAATCGTCGTGCCACGATTCCGCCCAGCTTTTGCCAGGGAACTGTTCTTATGGTAGTCCGCCACCAAATCGCGCAGCGCACGGCGACGACGAGACTCGCTCATAGCGAACAACTCTTTGACGATCGCCTCGTTATCACCCGGGTCGGAGCGGAAATGGCGCTGGAACACACGCAGTGCACTTTCATAGCTCTTCGGTCGCTCAGGGCGGATGAACTTAAACCCTGCTTTCATGGCGAAGGGATTGTATTTGCTCATCGAGGACTGGATCTCAATGATTGGCCGGTCATGCATCCTGCTAACCAGGTTAATCATTCGATAAGAGACGCCTACGCCACGATACTGAGTATCCACAACTGAGCGACTGATCACCGCAAAGTTGTTATTCACGTACCGACCCCAGTACTGGTTAGCCACGGTGGTATTAGTGGTTGGTTTCAACTTAGGAAACATGCGGTGGCGAGGTGCCAACAGTAGTTTCGGGTAAGCCATAACCACGACGCCCACCAGACGGTCATCAAGTTCGCAGCGATAGTAAGTTGGCGCGAAAGGTTTGCCGTCTGTTTTGTAGTGAAGCGACTTAAGAGCGTGCCAGTCCTCTACAGTTCCCTTTGTAACAGTCATTCGCTCCAGAAAGTCCAGATGACGCGGAAACTCTTCAGGGCGGTAGCGTTTAATGATGATGTCCGTCATGAATGGACCTCATCATGACTACCATTGTGATATTCCACCTTCACGCGTTCTTTGTAGTGCTTGGTGATCTGCATATCAGGGCGCAGCGCGTTCTTCAGGTCTTCGTGAGTCGTCGCCACCATTACCGTCGCACCAACCTTTCGAGCGGCACGCTGGAGGTTAGACGCCACAACCTGAGCGGTTACACGGTCGAGAACAGCGCCGAACTCGTCAGCAGCCCATACTTTAGCGCCTGACTCAATCAGTTTGGCAATCTTGAGACGATATTTCTGGCCGTCTGACATTTCAGAAGGCTTGCGAACAAACATATATGCATCGTTCAGACCAGCCATAGATAACAACCCAAGCGCATCACTGGTAGTTTTGCCCAGTTGGTCAATGACGTTAACCTCATTATCGAAGGTAAAGTCATCAATAGAAGCTACAGAAAGCCCTTCATCCTTCATCTGGCGTTGCAGCTCGCGTAGCACAACGGATTTGCCTGAACCGGATTGGCCGGTGATGTACACCACATCGCCCTGCTTTACTTCCAGCTCCAGTTTGTCGTAAAGCGTCCACTCTTTTTCGTCCAGACCAAGCCCGAACGACTCGGCGATTTCCAGCGTGCGCGTGGTTTTATTTACGCGAGTCTGAAACGATACGTTGATGATGTATTTGCTCATGCAGCCATCTCCCCGGAAGAGATCTTCTCCGCATATGCCACAAATGCGTCTACCCCGCTCTCTCCCGTCATTTCTTCCATGTGGGCAAGCAAATCACCAACAACAATGGCAGAGCCAGCAGGAAGCGTTTTAAAGCCCAATACGTCGACAACACGTACTTCTTCCGCTGCAACTTCGCGACTGATCTCGGTGTGTTCATCCTTCTGTCGTTTAGTTTCTTCGCCAAGATCGATAACTAGCGAGTCGGTGTCCATTTCTTCTGTCATACTGCCAACGAGAACATTCAACTCACGCTCTTCAAAGCCGAAAACCTCGATATCGTCCAGAACAAGCGACTCAAGCTCTTTCTGTAGCTTAATTGCATCGTAATCAATGCTGGCAAGTCGGTTATCTTCAAGGCGCTTCGCACGAACCTCGTCATCACTGAGATCATCGCGAACAATAACCGGCACGCGCTCAAGTCCAGCAAAAATTGCAGCCTCACGGCGGCCGTGGCCAGTAATAATTACGTCGTTCTTATCGACCGTAATTGGCTGGTCAAATCCGCGCTTTTTAATGGCTGCGGCCAGATCTCGGATCTGCTGTTCATCATGCTTTTTGGCATTCATCTCATAGGGAATAAGATCTGCCGGGTCGCGATATACGATTTCAAACTTTTTGGTCATTACATACGCTCCTTGTAGTAGTCGACCAGCCACACCAGAGCCTCACCAGCGTTCTCCATTTCATTACCGGTGTTAATAGCCTGCTCTTTGATGATGTTTTTTATGGTTTCTGCAACACGATCTGACGCATCGAAAGTTACTTTGAAGCGCATGGTCTGATGTTCCGCCCCCACACGTTCGGTTTTCTCTCGTTTGTCGGTATCGACAGGCTCATCACTACCACGAGACAACGCCTCCAGTGCTTCAAGGTCGATTGCCGCCTCTTTTGCTAAAACCATCGAGATTTCGTCGTCATACGGGGCGATTTCAGACAGTTGATAGTCAAGTTCTGACTGAATTTCTTCAATGAAGCGTTGCAATGCGATTTGGTCGTCTTCACCGTATCGCTCGTTGTCCACCAGTGACATCTGTTTAGCTACGACATCGCTAATTTTGCCCACAGAAAGCACCGGAACCGTTGAAATTCCTTGCTCAATAGCAGCACGCCAGCGATGTTCGCCGCCGAGGATTTCAAAAAATCCATCTTCAAGTTCACGAGCCAAAATTGGCTTAAAAAAGCCCAATTTTTCGATAGAACCTTTCAGTTTTTCAAAATTCTGCGCACCAACCGAATTGGTGTTCCAGGTATTCGGGCGAAGGTTGGCAACATCAACCTGCAAAATCGTGATTTTTACATCCATTTTATTGCTACAATCCACTAAGTAATCACTTACTTATTATAATAGCCAAATAACATACAAAAGGCACTAAGGAAAGAGGTTTATGACTGTTCGGATTGTATCTAACGCAGTAAATGCGCTTATTTCTGGCGCAGATGACAAGGTAAAGCAACTGGTGCAGCAAATGTTGAGCTACGAAGTCGAGACTGGCGACTGGAAGGGCACAAGCACGATGTTCAACTGGAGTAAAAACTCGTTCCCTGCTGGCTTTGCCAAGCCTGTAGCGGCGAACTTGAACAAGGCGGGCATCAAATGTGTTCATATCCGCAAAGACAAAGCCCCGGCGCTTGGAAAACCAAATCCGGCGGTTAACCCATTCCCATACAATCCTGATTATGCGTATCAGGATCAGACTGTGGAAACACTGGTTCGAGAGGGAATGATGATTGCGCAGATCGCTACTGGTGGCGGGAAATCTAATGTTGCCTGCAAAGCAGCTGCACGTATCGGTCGAATGACATTATTTTTAACAACCCGCTCTGTTCTGATGTTTCAAATGGCCGAAAACTTCCAGAGATCCATCGACTACCGCGCCAAAAATGGCGAACCGTGGTTAAAAGACCAAAAGGTTGGAGTCATTGGCTCGGGTGAGTTCCAGGTATCACGACATATCAACGTCGCTACAGTTCAAACTCTTGCAAGTTTCCTCGAAGAACCACCACGCGATGCAACACCAGATAAGAAAAGCTACCACCTCAAACGTCGGGAGTTGGTGAAACGCTTCCTTTCAAGTGTCTCTCTTCTTATTCTGGAAGAGGCGCATGAGTCTTCAGGCTCAAATTTCTATGACATCGCCAGATTATGTGTGAACGCAGACTATCGTCTGGCGCTTACAGCCACGCCGTTCATGAAGGATTCGACGGAAGCCAACATGCGCCTGATGGCGGTGGCCGGGCGAATTGAAATTAAAGTCACAGAAAAGTACCTGATTGATCGAGGCATTCTGGCAAAGCCGTACTTCCTTTATCATAAAGTTGCCTACAAGCCAGACGAGGCCAGAATCAAGGCCGAACTTGCCAACAAACACCTCAATTTTAGAGTTGGTATGAGCACCGCCTACCAAAAGGCTTATCAGTTGGGGATCGTGTATAATTTGGGACGTAACGAGGCCATTGTTCGCGAAGCATTGCTCTATAAGCAACATTCTCTCAATTGTATGACTCTGGTTCGTCTTAAACGCCACGGGCAAATCCTGATGGAAATGATGAAAGAGTCCGGCCTTAGAGTTGACTTCATCTATGGGGAATCTAACCAGGCGACAAGGCAAGCAAAGCTGAACAGTTTAGCGTCTGGAGAAATAGATGTTTTAATAGGCTCGACTATTCTGGATGTCGGTGTTGATGTGCCAAGCGTTGGTGCGGTCATTCTTGCTGGTGGTGGGAAAGCAGAAGTTGAAATGAGGCAGCGTGTCGGTCGTGGCTTACGAGCCAAAAAAAATCAGGCAAACGTGTGTTTTATCACTGATTTCATTGACATTAGCAACAAATACCTGTTGTCTCACTCTTATGAGCGAAAACACATCATCGACACCACACCTGGCTTTGCAGAAGGTGTATTGCCTATTGATGGAGCATTCGATTTTGGAGTTCTGAAACGAGATTAGTTATGAGCGAAAAGAAAACAACTTATTGTCAGGTAGCATTGTCTGATAAGGCCAATGACAAACTTGGAAAGTTTCAAGTGAAACTAAAAGAAAAAAATATCAAAATGTCTAAGGCTGAAGTCATAAATACCATTCTGGAACAATTGACAATGGCCGACTTTGACAAGGTTATATCTTCTGTCGGGGCTTCCGCTAAGACTCGTGAGAAAATCATGCGTATCTATGAGAACTCTAATATGACAAAGGAAGATCTCGAAACGCTATTAAGCAGATTAAAATAATCACGCTATCAATTAGGGAGACAAAGATGAAGTCTCCCATACTGTTCACTTTCTGTTCTAAAACTATCATGAAATACTCGCTTCTCCCTCTACTAACGTTACCAGTGTTGATGCTTACCGCGTGCCAATCACGCCCAATATCAATCCATGACGCCAAACCAGCACCGCAGGCCAAAGTGTTCAAGTATCAAAGCGCAGCGCCAGCTACGTTGGTGGTAATGAGAGACACAGGTTTTGTAGGAGCTGGATGTGATGCTTCCATTTTCATCAACGGCGAAACTGTCGCAAAACTGGCTACAGGCGAAAAAGCGACTTTCCATTTAAATGCCGGAGAATTAATTGTGGGTGCATCTCTTGAAGGTGCAGGTTTATGTGCTCTAAACCCCGCTCGTCAAGAGCGAGAAACGACTCTGAAGAATGGAGACACAAAAGCGTTCAGGGTGTTCACCAGCAATTCTGGTGACATCGACATTCTGCCAACAACTCTGTGATGACATGACAACCAAAGATATTACCTACGGTATCCAAGCTGAACTCTGGCCGCGAGATTACACTAACGTTGAAAAACTACTGATGTTCTGGCGCAGAGAACAAATTCCTGTAAGGGTCACTCTCGAAGATGGCCAGGCGTTTTGCATGTACGTTTATGGCCTCATGCCATCTCGTAACAAAGTTGACCTTTGCCCAGCCCCTTTTGACAAAGAAAATCGTATAAGGCTCCCACTTGAACGCATTAGTACAATTGAATCAGGTGTGGTTGACAGTATCGCTCACGATTTCAAAGGTCGACTAACAGTTCACCCTGATTATGTCGATAATCGGCCATCACGCCGCGATTTTTTTGCAATTTGCAACCAAGCCTACAAAGCAAACAAATCTATAAGGGTGTACATGGCGGATGGCCGTGAAATTGAGGGGGTGTCAGCAGGCGCAGATGCTTGTCAGGTTACACTACGTGTCGAGAACGGTAGAAAAATAGTTGTTTTGTTCGATTGGGTTGAACGAATTTTGCCTTTTTGAGTTATGAAATCGATATTGTTACCACCATTATTTTTACTTTGCTCAGTTGCGGCAAATGCAATGGACTATAAGCCTGTCATTCAGTCGCTGATGAATGACGTGTGCTCAACGTCTCAGAATGTATCAGTTTGCATGTATCAATTTTCGGCAGCCGTAAAAGCAGGAAAAGCGATAGGTGAGAATGTGGAACTGTGTAAGAAAGTGGCAAATGAAGAACGGGCAATGTTGGATTGCGAATCTAGCGAGTCATCGGCACAGTTCGTTGATGCGCTATTTGACACCAATCGTAAGGCTGTAGAGTCTGTTCAATAAATCTATAAGGTTAATAACCGGCTAAGTCCGGTTATTATTTTTCACATCACTTCTTTATATCTATAAATCAAATAATCTAAATATATATAAGGTCGAAAGCCGGAATCGATTATTTATTTAGGGAACACCTTCGACGATCTCGCTTTTATTTCTAGGACTTTCATCCCTGCAAAAAATTTTAAAAAAACACTTGCAATCTTTTTTCGCGTATCGATAATTGAACTCGTCGAAAGCGAAGACGCTAACGACAATAAATTTTAAATTTACATAAGGAAAAATTATCATGGCTAACATTATCATTTCTAAAAAGTCCATCATTGAAGCTGCATCTATTGTATCCGACGAGCTGCGCGAAAAAGCAGATCTGGCAACTCAAACATATAACGAACATTATAAAAATGGTACGCACACTAAAGCAGACAAAGCAAATATGCAAGCTGCGACCACTAAACTTGCTTACTTCATCAACAACGTTGTAAACGCTGTAGAAGACGAAAAATTATGCTCTGTTTTTTACTATGCGATTAAAGCAAGCAAACAAGCGCCAGAAGTATTTTTCCGTGATGCAATGACTAATAGTTATTCTCTGGAAAAACTGGTTTATCTGGTTAAATCAATTAAATCTGGTAAATGCGTTTATTCCATCGCTGATATGTCAGGATCTCGTGTATTCGCTTTAATCGATATGATTAACGACGAGATCGACACGTTCACCAATGGCGCTGTTTTCGATTTAATGAATGAAGCTAAAAAAGCGTGTGAAATTAAATTGGACGCTGGCTATACTCAAGCCAACCAGTTGATCAATCTTTGCGAACGTCTTGGACTTGTTGAAAAAGTCAAAGGAGCTGGGAGCGCGAAAGCTGGTACTCAGCAATATCGCTTCATTAAAAATGATTTCTACAATTATTTAGCTGATGCTTTCAAAGCGTAATTAATGGAATCAAGCGCCCACTATGGGCGCTTTAAAGGAGCTTTAAAAATGGTCAGCTATGACAAGATCCGCGCGGAATATCGCGCAAAGTATCGCGCTTATAAACTGGAATTAATCGATGATTTGATCGCGCAACGCGACCAATTAAATTTTACGTTTTCTGATTTGCTTAACAGCAAGCGAGATTGCAAGCGCAAACGTGAATACTTACGTTTAAGCGCATTAATCGGAAAACTTCAAAATTCTATTTAATTTTTTTAAGGAGCTTAATCATGTTTGTTCTTATCGCTGGCGTTAACGTCCATAACGAATATTATGTTAATCGCATCGCTGGGATCGCTGGTTACGCTGGGCGCGCAGTCGAGCTTATAAATGAAACAACGCGCAAAATTGACTTATTGAGCGACCAGGAGCGAAAAAAAGCAGACGTGAACGACGCTGATATTTTTTTAATGTTAAAAGCGTTTGTAGAAATGGGATTTAAAATCAGTTTACACAAATAAAATCGAGCGCCCACTATGGGCGCTTTTTTCGTTTCCAATACTCCCACCATAACGCGCCAATGATGGCGCGTTTTTTATTGTCTTTAACTCACTCCAACAACATAAAAATAAGCGCCAAAATAACGCCATAGACGCGCTTTTATATCCTTGCCAGTACATACCCATTACTTAACACATTAACGCGCTTAAAACGCGTTATATTGCGCTATAGCGTATGGTTAATCATTGGCTTTTAGTCTTGCTATGTGATCCGCGTTTATTTGTCGGCGCGGATCGGCATTTTGTGTTGTTCTGTGTCCGCTCGCGTATTATGTGCGCGTGATTTTTCACATAATCACACCACTTAATCACGTATGTGATTACGCTACGAAAGAAATCTGGATGTCTCAGGCGACGAAAGTCATCATAATTTTCCCCGCTCACCTGTCCGACAACCGCTGGTTGGATTCCACCAGCTTCCCGATGTTTTTTCTACATAAAGGCGAATGCAGCCGTTTCCCGAAAAAATCCTGGCCGTTTCCCGTCGGCTCATGAATACGTTCCTCGCCGTTTCTGAAAATTTCCCTGCGGCAGCTGGTGGCTATAGAGAAAGGGCCGTTTCTGGCCCTCTTCTCAGTTACACGCCATCAAGGATGTGGATGCGGTTGCTTGCGTATACATTCAGCATAAAGTTAGCGCAAAACAGTTTCCATGTATCAACGCCAGCGGTATACGTAATGTTTTTGCATTTAATTGCATTGTTGGCGATCCGCATCCCCTGCGATACTGCTTCATCGTCGGAAAATTTGAACGACGATTGAGTTTTAATCCAGACAGAAATCTGCGTAGCGAACTCAATCAGCTTGGACTGGCAGAATCGCCCGGAGCGCACCGGAAAGACGAACGTTCCGAATCCAGAATTTACCACATACGCTTTCTCAAATACCCGCGAGTAACGACGATTGCCAATGATGTCGCGTGCAATAATGCATTTTTCTTGTGCTGACAGTTCTACCGTCTCATTGTCGCGCCATGCACCAAGTACTCGTTTTTCAATGTCAGAGAACGTTACAGCGATATTGCCATGTGCGGGTGCGTTTACAGTAGCGATAAAATTCATGATTAATTCCTTATCGTAAATAACAAATTGTTTTCTTATTGGTGTTAATTATCGTTGTACGAATAAGGCGTCAAAGTGGAAAGTTGCGGTAGCCGGACGGGAACAGGTGGGTTTGTCGGTTGCCTGGAGGTAAGAGGTTGGTGTTTTTAGCCTGCGGGAAACAGGATGGTCATTTAAGGCCATCAATGCTGATGGCCTTAATAATTATCGACCGATTACGCTAAGGATCTTTTCCTCAACTGATTTGTTGTTGCGACTAAACTGCCTTGCGTATCTGATGACAGAAGAGGCGTTTTGCTTTCTGACCATCTCGGCTCTTTCCTTCAGGCGTTTCTTGAAATCGCCCATATTTACCACCAGGCGCAGAAGGTCAGTCTGTTATTGTGAAAGTCGTGGTTCCTGATCAGGTCTTCCACAAGTTTTTTCAGCTTATCCACGTCATGCCAGTAACCTTCGTCGTACTCCTGACTGCCGAAGAAAAAACCTTCCCGAGTAGGCAAGTACTCTTCGCAATTGCTTTCGTTTATGTGCATCAAATGAGCTTTCAGAAGACAAATGTCATTCATCGTTAATTCTAAAAGCTCACAATTTTCGACTTCACCTACGTTGCGCTCCATCCACCCAACGAGCGCATTGAACTTACGGAAGTAAGCAACCTGCTTTCTGGATGCCTCGTTATTCAGATCGTTTTTAGGCTGTGTCTCGATATAGATATCAAGTCCCATGATGGTTTCCTTATTAAGTTGCTTCAGTGAAATCATTTTCACAAATCTGATAAGGCAGAAAACAAATTGTTATCGGGCATAATAAAATGGCGCGGTTTACGCGCCATTTAAAGAGGATTAAGCGAATACGCTTTCAGGGATTAAGGTGTCGGCAGGAATGCCAGAGGTAATGCGCAGACCGTACTGGCCAATCCAGGTGGTGCTGGTGTTCAGGCTGGAGGCGAATACGGTGTTAACCATATTCATCATGGTTTCAAACACCTCTTCATCAACCTGGCGGAAGTAGTTCTCGATTTTCAGCAGCAGCGGGTCAGTTGCATCGAGAATGGACTGGTATTGAGTCGCGTACTCGCCGCCGGAGGCGTCACCTTTACGCACGATCGTACTGGCCTGGACTTCGGCACCAGTTTCGGTGTTGTACGTAACAACGGTGATTTTTGCCACATTCTTACCTTCGGCGGTTTCAGAGGCATAGTAAACATCAACTGTCAGTTTTTCGCGTTTAACGGTCATTTCACTCTCCGTAGTGTATTGGTTATTTTTATATTCTATGATCGTAAGTATGTACTTACAATACAAAAAAGCCCCGTAAGGATGGCGGGGCTGTCGTACTGTCGACTAATTACCACTTGCACATTATCAGGCTATTGCCATCACTGATGCTCTCTGAATTTCTTGCTGGGCCACGCGGTTAACTTCCATCAAGGCCAGTTCGAGCTGATGTTCCGGCCACATTCTTTGAAATGCCACCCATCCTTTTCCACGCTGGCGACGAACATTCATTACATAACGAGTAAAGGTGTTTTTATCGAAAGACACCGCTGTTTCACGGAACAGACGAATAGAAGTTCCATTGGCAACGATGTCCAGCAAAGTTAATTGAGCAACCAGTGCAGGCTTCTCTTTTCTCTTCTGGTCTTTGTCCAGACCAAGAACCAATGATTTTTTCATCACAACTCCGTAAACAACTTGTTTTCTCAATGGCGTAAATAATACCAGTAAGAAAACGGCTACAAAGCATAATGATCAGGTGCATGATCGATATGCAGGTTCCTCCCTGCGGCTATAGAGAAATTAAGCCAGCATTGCTGGCTTTGGTTGGGTTTACTCGAATACCTCAAGAAACTCCTGAACGTCCCAATGCTGGACGAGGTGAAGATAGACCTTAGAAATCACGTCATTTTCGCTATCGCATGTGAAGTAGTACTTCTGGCTGCGGTTGTATGTGTCCACACAAAATTCGCTCATATCCATAAAGTCAGCATCTTCACCCATGTCGCAAATCATCAAAGCAGGTGCGTCATCACGAGTCATCAGCTCAAGTACCCACCGCGAATTGATCAGAGTGGAAGACCAACCTTCCAGCTCATAGAACTGGTCAAACTCTTTTTGAGTCAATTTCTTGATTTGGTTGATGTCGATATGTGCAAACATAAAGCAATCCTTAAACAACATGTTTTCTTGTTGGTGTTATTATCGCAATAACGCACAGGCGAAAAAGGATTTTATTCCGGTGAATGTGGTTTTGGCAGTGAGTTTTCAGGTTCAGTACCGAGAACACTTTTTACATTATTCTGATTTAGTGGCCGAAGGTGGCTGGTGGGCAGAATAATCATCTCCCCGAAAACCTACTGAAATCGATTGTGACCCGTTGGCTGTCTGGCACAATTACGCTGTAACTGGGCATTCAGAGGGAATCCAGCGGTAAGTAAGTTCGCCTGCACGTGAGCGCCTCTCTTCTTCCCGCACATTACAGGTGGGTAGCCGCAACTCTCCCTCTCGCTATACCGGTACGCCGCCGTTCCTGAACCGGCATCGAGCCTTTTCCCGAAATCCACACAGGCAACTCGACCGTTTCCCTGAAAATCCCCAGCCGTTCCCCGAAGGCAACCCAGCCGTTTCTGTAGCGGGATGCAACCTTTTCCCTGTATGGACCGAAGGCTGACCGTAGGGGTTTTACGGGGGATAAAATCAGGAGTTGAATAAATACGAAAAAGGAGGCGACACCACTCCTTCCCTCCCCACTTATACATACCTGTCTTCTTCGCTATACATGTTGTGTTTTCTTCGTGTTTTATCTGTCTCAACCTCTCTATAGGCGTTAATGCTCACTCCTTCCAGAACGTTCTATACGGCGACTATTTCTGTTGGTGAATTGGGCGTGTTGTTCTCTCTGTCGGTGTATGTGGTTTCGTTCGTTTTGCGGTGGTTCTTCTATGGGGTGTTCTCGTCGTTTTGGTGATTGTTCTTCTCCGTGTATGGAGTAATGGCAGGTTGGCGATTCCTTTCGTTATTGTGTTTGAGTTGTTTGTCTGGAGTGTGTGAAGGCTTTTGTAGTTATTCGTGTATTGGGTAATGGCGTTTCCCGTGATTGTTATGTTTCGTGTCTTTTGGGATTGAGAGAAACCTTGCGGTTACAGGCTTCGTTGGGGTTTCAGTGATTCTGGTGTTTCTTCGCTGTTTGGGTAATGGCGTGTCGTGGGTATCGCGCGTATGAATGTTTTCGGATTGCCTGTGAAAGTTAGGTTGGTTGTCCGGTAGCCTGGGGAGAAGAGGTGGGTCTTTTCGGTAGCCTGCCATAAAGAGGTTGGTTGTTTTGGGGAATGGCATGTGTGTTATTTAGTTGTTTTGCTATGCCTTAAAATAAGTTGTTTATATGGTTGTGTAACGCAACGGGAACGATTTTGAGCGTGTGTTTTTGTTGGTAGTGTGTTGGGTCGTCTGTGGTGAAAATTGGACGCTGTGGCGCTGTCTGCTGCGTAGAATTACGGGTATAAGCAGTGATGTGTGAAAACGTCAATTTTTTAGACCAAATCGGGTGAAAGCGTTGATGTTTCGTTGATCTGTTATTCAGTTGTTTTCTTGATTGTATAAACAACTATAACTTATTGATATTTAAGGATGTGATTGCAGGTATGGAAGGGGAGTAGTGGCGATCAACGGATTCTTATAGAAAAGAATCAAATTGTGACCGCCATTATCAACTGATTGATTTGTTTACTTGTGTAGTCAGTTCTCGAAATGAATAGGGTCAACGTAATGCCGCTCACCGCTTTTACCATTACACAGCACTGTAACTTTCGCCTTTTCACTCCAGGCTGAGTATAGAAAGTTCCCATCAGGTTGAACATGGTAACGAGAGAAGTAAACATCGCCGACTGAGGCGTCGAACATGTTCCTATCTTTTTCACTTTGGGCAAGCGAGATGGATATCACCGAATTCCCATTTGGGGAAACGATTTTAAATTTATTCCCTATATCCATAACAATATTGTAACCAGGTAATTGCTTGTGTGTTTCCGGATCTATTTTCATGCATCGTGGGTACACGATAGTGTTAGGCTCTTCAACTGGCGTGGCATTAGCAGAAAGCACAAAAAATATTAGTGCCAATGGTGCATATTTCATTTATCCCTCACAATTTCCAATTTTCCAGACCATCGTCTATTTCAGCGTCAGGGTGGAATTGTACCGCATCAAATCCTACATCGAGCACCTTTCGAATGTTCTTGATGGTTTGCTATGTGACACCGTAATCACGCAGCTTTTCTTCCCTCCCCTGACTCCCCCATACTCCGTTTCTGTACCCAATTGAGTCCGAGATCGTATGGTGCTCGAAACAGATATTTGGTAGACACTCAGAGTCATGCTGTGTAACGAGGGTAGGGCTACTAACTGTCGTCTTATACAATTTGGTGAGTTTCAGCATTTTACCACCCCGTTCGGAAACAACTCATTCGCCGTAGTTGATATAACCTCCCAATTAACGCCGACATCAGCGTTATGGTATTGTCTGATTTTTTGCATCACCTGTACGCATTGTTCATCAGTGAGATCTGTCCTTACTTCAGCAATATCTTCTTTGTGCCACATAACCATGAGTAAGGGTTCGTCTTCTGGATAGTTTTTCAGTTTCTCGATGATTTCTTTTGCTGTTCCAAACATCTTCATCTCCTAAACAATTTGTTTTCTTATGTGGCTTATTATCTCAATCAACAAAAGGTAGAAAACAAATTGTTTTAGGGCTTGTGTAAATCAGGAGGGATTGTGTCTATATGAAAATGCCCAGCGTGTTGCCGGGCATTGTGAAGAATGGTTGTTTAG